TATATTAATAATTTTTATATTTTTATTTAATAATTTATTATTTTTTTTTTTTTTTTTTTTTTTGAATATATTTAACATGAAATATATTATTTAATTATTGGATTCCATTACGAAAAATTGTAATTAGGAAAGCTGTAATCAGGAAAAATTGTAATGTTGCAATAAGTAATTTATAAATTTATATAGACTATGAAATAAATTATTAAATGTGAAAAGTTAAATTGTAAAAAGCAACATATTTACATACAATATACAAATCTATATGTTAGTTTTAATTTTATGTAATTATAATTTTTTTTACATGAATATTTTAAATTACTTGGATACAAGTAAGCCGAGTCCTGTTATGTAATATTTAACTAAAAAAAAAAGATTTATTCAGGCTTTAAATTTAATAGTTATAATAAAATACTAATAGTTTTTATTATTTTTAGTTTCTGTTAATTACCCAAGCTTTTGCCTCACTTTCCATAAAGCTACCTAAAATCACCGGACTTCCCTATTATATTTTTCCATTTTTTTTTGAAAAAAAATTAAATTAATATAAATTACATTTTGTATCACAAGTTATAATAAACACATCGTTAAAAAGTATCATTCTCTAAAGATTCCTATAAGGTGGAAGAAACCTTATTATTGAGAAGATAAACCAAAACGTTAATACTAGTATTTTGACCTCCATTAGATGGAATTTTTCTACCGGCATCACCATATAATTTCTCAGCTAAAGCATATAATCTCCCTTTTACATCATTTTCGCAAATAAGATGGCTCATTTTTAGAGATCTTATCTTATCTTTCTGATTTGTAATCTTATGAATTAAACTTTTATATTTAGGATCCTCAAAATCTTGAGATGTAATGCATAAATTTGCATCATCTATAGAAACCTTTTTATTAAGAAGATCTAGAAAAAAGTTAATATTAACAGTTTCATTGCCGCCATACATCCTTTTACCAGCAGTATTATGCAATTCCTTAGCTAAAGCATATAATCCATCTGTTGCATCATTTTCGCAATAAAGATCGTTCATTTTTATAAATGAATTATGAGATGTATTACTGATACTTTTCTGAGTTGTAATCTTAAATATTAAAGTTTCATATTTAGGATCCGTAAAATCTTGAGGAGTAATATATAAATTTCTATCCATTAATGAAATATCATTATTGGTAACCGAACTTTGACTAACTGTACTTTGATTAACTGTACTTTGATTTACTGTGCTTTGATTTTCTATACTTTGATTTTCTGGATTATGGTAAAGGTTTTCTATTTGATCTATAAATTTCTCAGTACAAATATAAACTTCATCCATAGGAACATCCGGATTAGTATTATCACAAGCTTCAAAAATAGTTAGAAATAAATTTTCAACCTTCTCAGGTTGTTGACTTCCTAATAATTTAGTTGTAAAATTATCTGCTTCTTCCATAGGTAAAGAAGCTCTAAGTTCTATTAGTAATTCAAAAAAATAATCCCATTTTTTAGGGCCTCGAATCATCTCTTCATCAAAATCCACAACTCTATGATTAGGATTATCTCCCTTATTAACTATAATACTTGGATATTTTTGATAAATTTTTTGATCGATAGCGATATATCCATCGCTTAGTCCATCACTATCTTCAAAATTTTCCATCTCTCCACCACTCTCTTCGGAATTTTCCATATCTTCGCCCGTATCACCGTGTTGATAAACATTTGTTTCTGAAGAATAGTAAGGGCCAGTTACTGGGTTAGTCCCTTCATTAATATCTGGTACATAATCTTGATTAAAGAATGGATAGTAAAATGGATTGTTAGATTGAAAGTTATTAGCTGAAAACACATGAACTTTTTTAAAATCAAGAATAGACTTATTAACAACGCTATTAAACTTAGCTAAATAAGAATCATTTGATAACTTATTAAGATATTTCTTTAAAAAATCATTTGGTAAAATATCTTTATTCATTCCATTCATAATTTTTATGTCTATTGGTTTAGGATCCTTAGAACAAATGGTTAACTCTACCGTTGCATTATCAAATAATAATTTTAAGCTTATGTCATTAGTGTGTAAATTTCTAATAAGTTGTACTACTTTATCTTTACCAATTTTTCCAATAAGATCATCGATAGACCCACCTAATGGTAAAATAAATGCTTTAGGGTGATTTTTTATGGCATTCAAAGACCACCCATTTTCAATAGAAAAACATGATATAATACGTAGTTTCTTTCATAATTCATTATGTTTTTGCTTATCAATATTAAATACTTCACGAGGAGTTAAAACTTTAGAAGGTTTATAAGGAGGTATAAATCTTTTTCTGTTAAACTCTGATTCCTCTGTAAATAACTTGTCTTGTAATAAGTTATCACAAGATAAGTTATCTTGTGATAACTTATCTGCTAATATAATTAAGTTTCTTCCTGGCTTAAATTTAAAGTTAAATGTGTTTTCAATAGCTATTATTATACTTCCTGCTAATCTGATTAATCCTATAAATCATGAAGAATTAGCCTTATGAATGAACTCTAGATATTTATTTTTCATAAAGAATACATCCTTTATGTATTTAGAAATTGTATTATTCAATATATCAATCATAGGAATAGCATAAAAGAAATAAATAAATGACATAGGCACCATAAATAGAGGCATAAAAACACTCATAGATATAGTAGAGTATCAATAAATAGTACTTCTTGAAATAAATAATAAGATAAAGCTAATAAGAATTTTAATAAAGATAATTCTACTCATTAAACTGATATATAATAAGGAAGAACTAGCCCTAATTATTACAATACCTGATATGCTACAAATAAAATTCACTAAGAATAGGAAAACTAAAAAACCACCTATTCAAAATAAGGGATTACATCTAAATATTAGATATATTCTACATATTTTATCTAATAAAGACTGGTTTTCTTTTTGATTTTCTTTTTTTTTATTAAATAAAGTATAATAACCAAATATATTATTTCCGACAAGCATAGCCATTCCTAAGAGAATAAAAAATATATGTATTTCAGAAATTTCATTCGAATTAGCCAAGAAAGAATCTCTGCTAACAACATCTTTTAGTAGATCATGGATAGTTCCATAAACTAAAGCCATATTAGAATTATTAACAACATAACTATTCCCATTACTATTAATTATTTCTGGAATTATATAACCTATTAACAATACTAATAAGCATATAATTGTTATACTATTAACAATGTTAAATTTTAGGTAATTTATAAATCCTATTATGAATAGAATACTGATTATTGGCGTTACCCTTTTATATATCCTTGTTTTTTTAAGGGGCTTACCTGCAGTCAACAGTAAACTTAATAACAAAACAGATATTACACTATAGCTAAAAATTATTGTAGCATGAATAATTAAAATATTATTATAAAACGGCTTATCTATGATAAACTGCACTGGAAGATCCGACACTAAGATAAGAATAGATAGCATAGTAGTCATAAAAACTACAAATACCGTATATATTAAGTATACAATACCTATGTTTTTAGTATGATTAGAGTATAGCGAGTCTTTGAATTTTTTATTTAGATTAATACTATTAGTATGACTATTATTATTTAATAATTTATCATCAGAGTTTTTTTTTTTTTTATTGAATATATTTAACATGAAATATATTATTTAATTATTGGATTCCATTACGAAAAATTGTAATTAGAAAGCTGTAATCAGGAAAAATTGTAATGTTGCAATAAGTAATTTATAAATTTATATAGACTATTAAATAAATTATTAAATGTAAAAAGTTAAATTGTAAAACTAACCTATTTTTTTTGGTAAACACCCTTGCCTTTAATCAAATATTAATTTTATCTTATCCCACTGATTGCTGTACAAATATAAGACAGTAATTAATTAAAGATTACAATCCCACAAGAATAGGCATGAGCTAATTTATTTTTTGGGCTTTAAATTTCATCTTCTCCCAAATTGCTGTACAAATATAATAACTATTCTGGCAGGCAAAAGCCAATGAAGCCAGGCCAAAACCAGGCCAAAGCCAGGCCAAAACCATTTACTATAATTAGAATGCAATTTCCCTTAAAAGGGGATCTGTTATACTATTTTTTTTTTTTTATTTTTCATAACAAGTAACTGTAATCTAACAGTTTTTTTTTATTTAGATCAATTCATTGAATTTATAGAAACAATTGCAAATATTAGTTTCTAGGGCGTTTAGAAGGTCTGGATTCTTCTTCAGATGAAGAAGAATCTTCACTGCTATAATCTTCACTGTAATTCTCTTCAGATGAAGGTATATCTAGCTCATTTTTTAAGTTTTCGGCATATTTACTATATTCCTCAACGAGACTTCTAAGTCTAATTGATTCATTTAGTAAATATTCTTTTTGTCTTTCATCCATATCATCTTTGTTTATCGCTTCTATGATATCATTGAATTCACGTATCGTATTAATACGGTACATTTTAGCCATATCGTATTCCTTTAATTTAGAATCTACATCTTCCATAGTTTTTTCTGGAGCAAATTCTGTAGGTTTTTTAGATGATTCTCCACCTTGTTTAGATGATTCTCCACCTTGTTTAGATGATTCTCCACCTTGTTTAGATGATTCTCCACCTTGTTTAGATGATTCTCCACCTTGTTTAGATGATTCTCCACGTTCAGGTCCTTCTTCAATATCTTTCAAAGACTCCAATCTAGCTTTTTCAAGGTCAGCTTCAAAACGATCATTGTCAGCTTCAAAACGATCATTATCATAATCAATTTTACCTCATTGTTCAGGAGTGGTAGCTCTCGCCTTACCCTTACCTTTACCTGATCTTCCGCCGTCGGGATCATCTCCATTAGGATTAGGATCATCTCCACTAGGATCAAACCCATCTCCACTAGGATCAAACCCATCTCCACTAGGATTAGAGTCATCTCCACTAGGGTTAGAGTCATCTCCACTAGGATTAGAGTAATCATCAGGATCGACACCCTCAATTAAAAAACTAATAAATTCTTTACTGCTCATGTAACCAGGAGAGAAAACCCTCTAAAGATACAGATTCTACAACGATAGGCATAGAACTATGTAATATACCACAAATCTCTGAACATTGCAAATTACTCTTCTAAACCAGGGTCTTATCAAAACCAAAGTAGAGTATTTCTCCCTAAATATAAATAAATTTTATTTATATCCATTTAACAGAGAACATAAAATTATATAATACTTTTAGAGGTTCTCCTGCACTCTTTTGAGTGGGGTCTGACTATATCTTAAGCTTGCGCCAACCAACATTTAGTCGATGAACTGCACACCCCTTTTTTTTTCAAACCAAAAATTGGTGCTTGGCTGCGGATTACCCATTGAATTATCAAATCTTGATTTTACCTTACCGCGAGTCATTACCTGCGCCACAAGATGTGTTACCACTCTTGTTTGGTTAAGATTGCTTTAGGGAGTTCCCGTCGATTTTGATGGTTTATAACCAGAGGTTCACTCTGATTTTGGCCAGATTTATAATAAGAACTATTTTTATTAGCCTTATTTTACTACAAGAACACTTTATTGTCGATAAGAATTTTATTTTATTACCCAACGCCTAGTTTACGATTGGAACTTTGCTCCTTAATGATACAAGCATCTGAAGGAGCTAGATACCGAAATTAGCTTAACTAATTAGTTATCCTCTGCATAATTTGATTATATAATAGATTACTATTGAACATATTTAAATGTAAATCCTTTATAAACTCCTCCCTTTTTAAGATAAATATAAAGCATTTTTCGGTCCAATTTAATACCTTGGGTCTCAAAATATTTAATTGTATCCGTTATACTTAAAAAGGATTCCTCCTTATAATCAGATATAGATTTAACAATAAGGGGCTTATTTTTTTTATTTACTTGCTTAATAGTTTCTGAAGATATCCTATTTTTTTTGTACTCTTCAATATATAAACCTATTTTTTCTTTTTCTCCTAGACATCTTTCATTATTAACCAGGTAATGTTGATCTAAATATTTACAAGAAAAATTATGGAAGACCTTGCCTTGTTTTATATATTTAGATAAAGTATCCCTTTTAATATTTAGACCTATAGAATGTAAATAGGCAATACAAGATGTTAAAGAATTAAATTCTAGTTTATTGTTTGAATTTGATAATTTAGCTAGATTTACAAACGTATTACCTTCTTTAATTTCAAGTATAACTGGTATACTTCTTCGAGTACCTAATTCATAGCTAAAACGACGTTCTTTGTCCATTATATTTTTTAATTCCTTAACTTCTATACTACTAGGTATAGCATAAGACACAGGAAAACTTAATAAAATAAAACGATTAAGATAAGGAATATTAGTGTCTAAAAATTTAACACAAGAAGATTGATGTATACCTAAGGCTCTTTTTAAACTGATTTGTGATTGAGCATTATAGTAAAGTATTGTACAATCTAAATTATAAACATATATAGACTTACCCTTGGAAGGTCCAAAATTTACAACTCTTAATGTATTTAAGTCATAATGTTTATTTAAAAGCATATACTGTTCTAGGAGTAAAGCATCTTGCGGTTTAAATAAATTATTATCCAATTTAAAAATTTCAAGTTTGAAGGAACTAAGACCTTCCTTGTATAGAATAGGAAGAAATTTACCTCTTAAAGGAAAATCTCCTTTAAAATAATATTCCATACGACGTCTAAGCAAATTAGATGAACCAATATACATAGATTTAGAGGCTTTATGTTCAAAAATATATACTCCTGCAAAACCTTTATGTTTTGATTTACCTACCAAGTTATGAAAATTCTTTAAATTATCATTAGTTATAGGTAAATCGAATTTTATACCTTTAACTTTAGATAATTCCTTTAGTTTGTTAGCACTAATAGAAACTTTCTGATTATAAAGTAATTTATTAATAACTAAATGTGTTGTTACATTTCCGCTATTAATATGATCTAAGGCTAATTTTTCCACAAAGCCCCTATTCAAGTCAAGAGGCTGGGTTTTAGACTCAAAGGCTTTTGGTTTAATGTCTAGCTCTGCAGAGTTAACATTATTAGTCGAATTTCATCTAATCTGTTTACCACAGGTGTTTAAAACAGAAACGAATTTAGGGGGCATATTGCCACCAAAAGTGGATCTAGCTAAATTAGGCATAATAATTCCACGCGTAGCGTGTAATAAACAACTATTAGAATAACCTATTTTTCTTCTAATTACGTAAGGAATTATTATAAAAATAAAACTTTTATGACAATAAACATGTTCGAGTAAATTATTCCAACCATAAAATGTACCTAATCTATTAATTAGGACAGAAAATTGATTCAATCTCAAATCTACCCTTTTGCCCTATATACTTATAGGGGCGAGTTAGGGTACTTCTCCCTAAATAAAGCTAAGCTAATAACCTAACATTATCCATTTAACAGATAACTTCTATCTACATACTTAGAGGAAAAAGCGCAAGGCTAGATCCTCATTAATTCGTAAAATGATGATTATAATGACGATGGACCCTTACCAGTAATAGTCCCTGTAAATTCATTTTGGTAATGAAACTCATAACGACCTTTATATAACTTAGTAGGGTTCATATAATTTTTAACATACGCTGTATTCGTCAGAGACTTTCTACCTAAATACTTTGACAAATCGGAGACTGTATTAAAAACTAAAGCACTTTGATTTAATACATCTACTAAAACAATAGATCTAGACAACCTAGATTTTTTTCGCCCACTAGGTCGAGCAGCTATTCGTCCTACTACATCCGATTTCCAATCAGGGTTCATGACAAAATAAACAGGTGTTTTATCTTGCCCCACTACTACTGGTCGTTCTAGGTTAATATATCTACTAATATACCTGCTATCCGATTTACCATCCAGACTCTTGGCAGCTTTACTTGGATTATCGTAAACACCAAAAAGAGACTTTTTGTCTAGTAAAAGAGCAAAAAGTTTACCTTTTGCCAAAGCATATATATCAACTCCTGTTATAGCCATCACTCCATCCGTAGTAGTGTAACTAGGGGAATCTTCTGATAAAGGCTTCGAAGGATCTATTAAGTAAACATCCATCTCTAAAACAGGGCTATATATTGTGAAATTTTTCAAGTTAATGTATCTATCTAGAGTAGTTTTAGGAATTCCTAATGAAACAGCCGCTCTGTTCTTTGATGAAAATTTCATTAAAAATTCGGTATTATCTCCCACTCTTACTTCTATAGGTTTAGAACTATCATACGTCAGATAAGCACTTTTTTCCATATTACTAAAAGGAAATACAACAGTATAGTTACTATTTAATTCGGGTCTAGAACGAGTCAACCAAAATTGTTCGTATAATCTAACCTCAAATTGTGTGATTGATCGTAACATAAACAAGGATTCTAAGCTTAATTCATGTTCGGGGTTTTGCTTAGTAAAGTTGTTTATATAGTTATTAGTAATTATAAGAGGTCTTCAAATAAAATTATGCCATCCGTGTTTTCGAACTGAAATGTATAAAGAAGTAGAACCACCACTTTCAGGTCTGCTACTTCTAACCTTATGCGTCTTATAACGAGTATATAAACAAATAGCCGATCCTATATAGTAATCACCTGTCTTTAAACACAAAAAAATATAGCAACCTGACTTTCCTGTATACAAACTAGGATGCCCTAACTTATCCGGACCATCTACCACATATTCTACAAAATCTCTTTGAGTTATTTTCTTAGTAAATTTATCTAACGATATTAAATGTAAACAATTATTTTGTATAAATAGTTTTACAACAGGATCGGTATGACCGTTATACATTCTTAATAATATTTGAGAACATTTTTTGATATTAGGGTGGCGTTGACTAGTTGTGAACAAGTGAAAAGAATCCAAAAGACTATCCAAATTTGACCGTTGTTTAAGTGACGATGAAGATGTAAACTCCCGTGCCCGTGAAAAACAAGGCGAAAGGCTAACTGCTCTTTTTGCTAAAAAAAAATCTTTTCTCTTAGGATAAACCTTACGGGCGCCGGTGAAAAAGTCGGTTACCGGTAGGCGCTCCTTTAATATCAAATATACCCTTTTGCCCTATATATTTATAGGGACGAGTTAGGATACCTTACCCCTAAATAAAGAGTGCTAATAAAGAGAGCACAAATTATCCAATTAACGGGTAATCAACTATACTTTTTAGAAGTCTTACCTCAGGTTTATTTTTTTTTCGCTTGAAAGCTAAAGATAGCTAGATAGTCTATAATATATATCTTTTATAAACGAATTTTAAAGCCCCGCACAGGGTAAGCTTAGATATGATAGAAATTACCCTGTATCCTTTCGGATAGGGTTTGACTATATCTTAAATTAATTAGCATATATTTAGTATATAATGCTAAAAATCAACCGACGTTTAGTCGATGAACTGCCCACCTTGGCTAGGGTAAGGTGGTTGGCTGCGGATTACCTATTTCCTTACGTGCATCTATTTCGATGTTACCGTACCTCAATTCATTACGTGAGCCATAAAATGTGTTACCACTCTTACTTGGTTGAAATAGCTTTAAGGCTTTCCCGCAATTTGACGGTTTAGTGTGGGGTCTCCCACAGCCAGGCATATTTATATTATGGGGTTCTCAATCCCAGATCTACCTGGGTCGTTCTACAACTTATGCCTAATAATAGGTCAGGCCGTTGTAGTAACTTTAATCTAGAGTTATTTTATAAATAGTTAATACTATTTAGTATATTTAGTTCTAGAACCGGTTATCCCGGCGACTAGAGTACACCTTACAACACTAAAGTCTGTGTTGAAGAACCGTCTACTCGTTGCTCTTTTACAGTAATTACTGATTTAGATCCGCGATCGCCCATTTCTGTTACCATCATCTTTAGTGATCTTACCTTATCCTGAGTCATTAATCAGGCCAGTAATAAGTTTCCTTAATTACCTTGGTTACTAAAGGTTTAGGGCTTCCCCGGAGTTTGGCTCTTTAGCACATATAATGAATAGCCTACAAACATTATTTTTTTATGCATCACATTTTATACCTAAGGCAGGTATAGCAAATGAATGAATAACATCTGCTGCAGTAAGAATAAATCTAGTGTGTGTGATTTCAGGAAGTATAACTCGATTATCAACTTCTAGCATTCTTAAAGCTCCTTTTTCTAAATCAGATTCTGGAACTAAATAAGAATCAAACTCTACAAAATCTCCATCACTATTTAGGAAATCTGGATATTCGTAGCTTCAATATCATTGATGTAAATTTATTATATTTTTGTAGATATACCGAAAAACTTATGAAATTAAGGTGTTTGCATACTATAATAAGGGTAAAACAGTTTTCTGTATGTTACTTGGTTGGCGTCGTTACATATAAACTTTGTTCTGTATTAATTACTAGTGAATTCTTTCTATAAAGACAAATAAAACCAATACTATAAACCTAATTTATACAACATTTTAGGGTGCATATAAGGTAGAACCAACTCCCTTAATTTAGGTATAGAAGCTACTTTTACGTAAATAGAATACTTATCTTTAGGAGTATTTCCTCCTTTTTTAGATAAGAGTTGTACAGTACAGTTTAAACCAAATTTAGTTTCAAACATACTTTTAAGTAATTCAACTTCTTCCCTAGTGAAATTATTGGTAGCTATTCTAACACTTTTAGATCCTCCCACTCAACACCCGTCATCCATAATAAGAAAGGCAAGAGACATAGGTGTTAAATAATTAATAAGTTCAGGTTTAATAGTTTTTATACCATCAACATATAACAAATTATAAAGTCAATTTAAACTACTAAATGTATATAAACTAAATTCATAGCCATAATGAATTTTTTTTGCATTTAAAGAATTAATAAGAATGGTTTTGTATTGTTTAGGACCAGCATCAGTACAATAACCTCTTATTCAAAAAAAATTATATAAAAAGAATAAATAGTCTTTATGACGACCACTTTGTTTAAAACGAAACCTTGTACCAATTACTTTAGCTTTACTTATTCTAGCATGACCATCACCGAGAAGACAACCCACTAAAACACTTATAACGTCAAGATTATGAGGACCTATTCTATTTTGAGTAAAAGTCTTAATATGAAAGTGTCGGCTATAAATATTATATTTAGTCACGATTTGTCTAGAAAACAGGGCTAGAAAAGTTCTAGCTCTCAAAGATAAATTTGCATTATGCATACCTATTAATAAAAATAATAATAGATTCCGACTGTACATTAAGCATTAAATAAATTAACACCCACAAGTGGCCCAGTCTGTTGCAATAAATAAAATTTACTGATAGTCTTGTGTTTTTAGCTATTACCCCTTCTACTAAAAACAGATTAACTATTTTCACTTGTGTCGCCGAACAAAAAAAAATGGGTTTTTTTTGGTTTTATTAGATTCCAGACGGCTCACTTCTGAAAATTCAAGAGCCTTTTCTTTTAGAGAATCTAGCTAGAATCTTATAATTTAATTAATAACAAAATCGCTTTCGTTGTAATTCACGACTACCATATATTAAACTAACTAAATTTTTATAGTATACGGTTTAGGGCCACCGTGACCCTCTGCTAATACAGATAAGGATGGATCTGTAACTTCATCCATAAGATAAAGTAGTTTAAATGAAGGGAAAGCTATTAATACCAAGATTAGTGCTGGGGTGATGGTTCAGATTAATTCGATAAGTGTACCGTGGTTAAGATATTTATTACTAATAGCATATTTAGTATAATTAAAATATTTTATAATAGATGCTTGTATTCAAGCCACACTAAATAATATAGCCACTAAGTAAAACATAATATCATCATGTAATTCCACTAGAGCTTCCATTTGTGGACTAGCACTATCTTGGAAGTAAAGTCCTCAAGCTCTAGGTGCATCACAATTAATAAAGTCAATATATAAAGAATAATAAATTACTAAGGATACTACCAATATTAAAAATATAAAGACAGAATTAACAATATTTTTGTATGATCTGTAGTAAACTGATAAAAAATATCTAATATTATCATTAAATATAATTTTTATTAGAAAAGTTAATAAAGCAAGTATAGGTGCAATACGTCCAGTACTAAATACAAAAGGTAACATATCAAATATTAAGTGAGCTGTATCTTCAGAGTCATCTATATTTTCTACTGATACATTGTTTGCTTCTTCAATAAGTTTTTTTGCAGCATAAGCGGATTCCTGAACTCTGAACTCCAAATCATCTGCTTCACTATCAGATAATACTCCTCTTGTTTTATTATCTTCAATCTCTTGAAGTAATTTTTCTTCATGTTTTTCTATTTCTTTAATGTGACTATCCGCACAATCTCTAATAGTTTTAGGATCATTCTTTCCTTCTTTAGCTAAATCTTCACTATTTGGAGATAAATCCGCATCACTTTCAAAATACTCTATTTTTTTTTCTAGATCACTTTTAGAAGGTAAACTAGAACTCTGTAAAGGTAAGCTAGTAAATGCGTGTGGTTTAGGTGGGTTATGTAAAGCTCATTCTAAACCAGGAGAACATCTATCTTTAAGTATACGGTAATAATCACTAAATAGTTGAGGAACTGCTCAAATGTACCCATAAATAGCTTTACCTTTTACAAGTTGTAAATACACTATTTGTAAGAATAGTGCAGTAGCAGCTACAGATATAACTGAACCAATACTACTAATAAAGTTTCAACCTGTAAAAGCATCAGGGTAATCACTTACCCGACGTGGCATTCCTTGTAGCAAATTTGTTATATCTTGCTAAGAACAATTTTATTTTAATTTTGAATAAAAGTATTTATTCTTGTATATTTTATCTGTATCTAAGTACTTTTTAATAGTTTCAGCTGCTATATGTAAATCCTTTACAGCAAACTTAATACTATCATAAAGTATAATAAATTCTTTGTTACTGTCATAAACATATACCTTTTTGCTCATTTTGTCTAATGTTTCTTTACTTTTAGGTTTACCAAACATAGGATTATTAGGACCCGTTCTATCTTTATACATATGTTCAATAAACTCCTTAGATTTTTCCTTATTAAACATAGGATTTAATTTACCCACTTTAGATTTACTCATTTTTTCTAAAGTGGCAGCAGAGTGAACTTTAGATCAAAATGGGTTTAATTCACCTGAAAACAATGCACTAAGTTTTTTCTTAGTTTCATCAGGCAAAGGTTTACCTTTACGGAACTCGGATATAAGTCTTTTAGATTCTTCTGAATGTTTGAAACCCATACTTGACCCTGCTATAGGGTTTAAGTTATATACAGGTTTATATAAATCAATATATTCTTGTTCTTTACTAAGAATATCTTTTTTTATTGATGAACTAGTATTACTTAAAATATCTAAAATAACAACAGAAAAACTACCATGTCCATATTTCAATATAGAATTAGAAATATATCGCCCATCACACAAACGAGAAGGGAAATAATAGGTAGCAAGTCTTTTACTTAAATCCATACCGCTACCGATATATCTTTTACCATTTATATTATTATGTATAAGGTAAATACCACTTTTATTTCTATATTCATTTAAAAGAGTATTTTTATCTTTTGAAAAATTATATATAGGGGAGGCAGTAGAATAATTTAAATTAGACAAATTTAACAGATATTTTTCACTAAGTTTATGTTTATGCTCAATAGTTATTAAATTATTATTGTTTATTGATTTCTGAATAAAATCGTCTTGATCAGGATCTTGTTCAGGTCCAGAGTTAGGATCTTGTTCAGGTCCAGAGTTAGGATCTTGTTCAGGTCCAGAGTTAGGATCTTGTTCAGGTCCAGAGTTAGGATCTTGTTCAGGTCCAGAGTTAGGATCTTGTTCAGGTTCAGGATAACTGTTTACTTCTGAACTATCAAGTTGTTTAGAATTTCTTTTAGAATCTTCTTTACCATTTATTAATAAATTATAATAAAGTAAATAGCTAAATATACAAGTAGCAAGATATAATTAAGCATATTACTATGCTTATCGGACTATTTCTTCAACTTTTAAGTTGCAACACGTATAGTCTCTGAAGATCCCTACATCTCATCTTATCAATATCTGAAAAAGACGTATCTTAAAGCAAATATATAATAAGAATCACTAATTGGTTTCCTGCTAATTGTCTATTTATAGTGCCAACTACCTAATAGATTTTCTAGCATACAGTGTTGTGCAAATTGTTATATTTCTATAATAAAGGGCCTACTTGACCTAAGAAATGTTGAGGAAAAAAAGTTAAATTAACCCCTGCGAATAACACTCAGAAATGAGCTTTAGAATATAATAAATTATAATCTAATCCAAGAATTTTAGGAATTCAGAAATATCATCCACTAAATAAGGCAAAAACAGCTCCCATACTTAATACGTAGTGAAAATGAGCAACTACGTAATAGGTATCGTGGAATGCGATATCAAGTGAGGCATTAGCTAAAACAACTCCTGATACGAGAAAAAAAAAATTCATTAATCCATTAATCTTTCATAACTAAAGATATACCCGTTATAGACACCACCTATCTTAGCATAATTTTTTTATGCGGGGCTTCGAGGGGAAGGTAGTGATTTAAAAACATATTTATTTTTATAAGGCTTTTCTGAATTAAGCTTAATTTTTCTAGCTATAGTACTCTTGGGTATATCAAGAGCCGAGGCCGCCTTACTTATAGAGTCATACTCAGTTACTAGATTACAAGTTAGGTCTGTAACCTCAACTTTAAAACCAGCTCTGGGTACTCAATCTCTATTCTCCTGAGCGGATTTCATTTTGGCAAGAGTTTCCTCTGAGACTTTCACACCCTTACGCTTTAAGAAGGCATTAACCATCTTCTCCCTAACTTCTTCGGAGGCTAAAACATTCTTAATCTTATTTTTAGTTGCTTCTGAGTGTGTTCGACCCATCATTTTAGCAATGGTTTCAATAGTATGTTTACGGCCTATCTTTTTCATACGTATCTTTTCGATCGCCTCAGAAGAATGCACAAAACCTATAGCTGAACCCGCAAACTTTAAAATGTTATACTCCGGTTTAAAGGTATCCATGTAATATTGTTCTCTCATGATTACATCTTTTCTATCACAATATTCCAAGATATCTAATTTAAATCTTGAATAACCATACTTTAAAATGGCTTTATGAATAAGACTATTTTGTCTAAACTTGGTTAATAAATTTAAATTGTAATATAGTGCAAGTCTTCTAGATAAACTTACAGAACTTCCGATATAAGACTTACCATTTGTTAAATTAGTTCAACGATACACACCTGATTTACCTTTATTATCTTTGATTATAGACAATTTATCCGTGTCAGCATTTAGATAAGTAAGTACAGGAGAAGCTGCGAATAAATTTAGATCATCCAAATTAAACCCATATAAATATGATAAATTTACACTCATTAGTGTGTGTTGAACTTCTACCAATGTTCATGTACCTGATACAATAAGAAAAAATTCAAAAAAGATATTTAAAGGAGCTTTTTTATTTTTCTCGTTAACCCTGGGCAGCCAAGCGGTTAAATAAGAGGTGTTAATAAGTAATACCCTATTAATTCAGGTCTTATTAAAAGTTAATTGATTAATGAATATATTTTTTTTGGACTATATCTTCTCGAGGTAAATACCCCGAGGACTACGTATAGTCTCTGAGGATCCCCACTAAATTATTTGGTAATATTGTGGGTTTCCTGCTGATGGTTAAAAATCAGACTTTATCACTGAGATTTAGCCTGCGCCAATCTCGAGTAGAATAATTGTAATAACTTCCCAGCATATAGTAGTCTTTTTATTTCTCTACTTCCAGATTATTAAGATACGAGATAAAAAAAAAAATATATCTACTGCACGCTTCGTAGCACAGAGTTAAAAATAATTACCATCCACCCAACCCATCATAATTAGATTTTTGGTTATTATTTCTCATTAACGACAGAAAGGGTCGTCGGCTTATATAAAAAGTTTCTCTACCAGTTAAAAGCATAGGTTCAACATATTCTAAAATTAAAAGAGAGAAGTTTGAATGATCGTATTTAAGTAAGGCTCTGGTAATAGGCATATTAAAATTTTGTTTGCTTTTTAAAAAAGCCTTATTAAGATAATTTCTCATTCTAGAAGCTAAATTAATATAACTTACTACGTAAACATGTCCATTTACCTTGTTTATTAAACAGTAAACACCTGATTTATCTCTTTGTTCTTTTAGTATATTAACTCTATCTTCCTTAAAACTATCATAAACTTTTACAACCTTTAAATCTTGGATATTATCTTGGTTATAAGACTGCTTATCACCAAAATTAGAATAAGATCGAGTTATGATAGCGTTTCCTAGCGGCACTCTAGTAAATTGGCTATACCGAGAATTCAGAATTAATGAATTTTTTCTTACTTGGACTATCTCTTCCCGGAGTAAAAATCGGGGACTGCGTATAGTCTCTGAGGATCCCGCTATATTTTTATTAAATATAATTAGGTTTCCTGCTGATGGTTCAAAATTAGGCTTTATAACTGAGATTAAATAAAACTCTAGTAGCATAATTGTCAGAAGTTCTCAGCATATAGTAGTCAAATCTAAGAATCCATCTTCCACCCTTTTTATAAGGGTGGAAGATGGACGTAAATAGAGGGAGAGCTATCAGGTTGTTATTTAACCCTCCTATAGTAAACATAAATACAAAACCTAATGCAAATAATAAGGATGGTATTAAGTTTAAAGAACCTCCGTAACAGGTTGCTAACCAAGAAAATATCTTAATACCAGTGGGTACAGCAATAATTAAAGTTGCGGCCGTGAAATAGGCTCGTGTGTCTACATCAAGCCCTACAGTGTACATGTGCAAACTTAGATAGATATAATTTTTATATCTAGATGTTTTTTGAATGTTCTGACCATTTAGATATAATTTTCGATTAATCTATTTAATTATATCAATCCCTTTACATCAATCCATTATAACTAGAAGATTACTAAGTTCCGACTGTACATTCGCGAGCGTTTCAGCTCTACGTAGGTGAACCAGTCTGTAGCGGTGCTCCAAGTCACCGTCGGTCTTCAACTAAGGGCATTGTTAACCGTTTTCACCATGTCCAGTTATTATTTAAAACATACTTATTAATATGAAATGTATCATGTTTCTCTGGAAAGTTGCCATGAAAAATAATAACTAAGTGGGATTTTAAACCCACTGCACCAAATCAGAAGATTAATGCAAATTTTTGATATATCTAATCATTATCTTTATTAATTAATATACTTAATCCTCTTAAATTTTCCATGTTTGAAGGTATTTTGTGTTCTTTGTTTAAAACACAATTATAGATTACTTTTCATTTTGTAAATGCAAATTGTTTTTTTGTTCTTAACGTATAAAGATTGAAATATTCAATAATTAAAGCTAATTTACTGATATTAGTTATAGCAAACCTACAATTATTGTTTTTACGTGTATAAATTGAACCTGAACCTAATATAATTTTTAATTGATTAAATAAAGGTAATCCGTCTTTTTGATCTACAATAAATCTTAAACTAATACCTTTATTATTTTTAGGTATATAAACATTAAAACAACCCTCAGCATCTGTAAAACCTGAAAATCAACTATTTTTAAGCGATAATTTAACAAGTTTAGTAACTACTAGTAATTTCTCTTTATTGTTATTTTTACTATTTCATAGCACAGATCATTCTACTAATTGCTCGTTTTTATTTTTAAGATGAATATTACCATTGAATAAATGGAATAATAAAAGAATACTTGATTGATCTCTAACTATAAATCTAGAAAAATCCTCAAATTCTTTTACATAACCAAACTTTAATATATCTTTTATTTCATATAATATTTTCGATTCTTTTTGCGTTAATACAAACACAGGTATATTTTCATTAATACCTAAATACCCATCTCCTTCGGCGAAACCTATAAATCATCCTAATCAATTAGGATCAAGTGTAGTATTATATTTTTCATAATAAAGTTTATTAAATTTAACAAAAGATAAATCAGAGATATTATTTCCATCGAATGCTTTTTTAGCGGCGATACCCATCATTGTTTGCATTGATAGATAATAGGGTTTCCCACTGTAAAAGAAAACCCATCAGGGTGTTAGCAGATATTCCTCATATCTACCCGCTTAGCTATATAACTATGCGCTCCTTTCACAAGGAGAATCGGACTATATCTTCATCTTTTAATTAATAACACTAAGGATGCGCAGATCCTGTTTTTTTTGTCATACCATTATCAATATTAATCTGTTTCTGTCATGCTCTTACTTGGGCTAATCCTTCTTCAGTGAGATGTAATTTATTAGAAACGAGATTATGAATAGTTAATCACTTCTCAAAAGATTGAGCCTTCTTAGTAAGTAATGGAAATACTTTAAAGTAAGATATTACATCATTCATTGTTTTAAAGCCTGTAGCTGTGTAACGATAAACACCGTCCGTTTTGGATCTAAGAGTTACTTTACCAAATCCAAAAAGGTTTCGTATGATCAGAAGGATAGTACTATCCTTCTGATCAAGTATATAACGCATTTTTATAACATGACCTATTGCATATCTTGCATTGGATGTTATGGATACATTAAAACATCCTTCAGCGTCGGTGAAACCAGATAATCAAGCATCTTGTAATGTAACTGAAACAGCAGTATTAATCAATATAATTGTATTTGACCCAAAACGATTGTTTAAAGCTTGAACTCAAAAAGATAATTGTTGTATTCTGTGTGTAAGTGCCAAATTACCGTTAAATAAAAAGGCTAGAAGAAGAATATGTGAGGGATTATCTACAATTAATCTGTAGAAGTCATTTTTGTTCCCACTTTTCCCTTGTGGAAAATGCTTAACAGCACCTATTCCTAACTTTTTCTGAATGTAGAAAAGGATAGCACTTTCCTTTTGAGTAAGAACAAAACGTACTCTTGTACCATTCGCATAAGTTTGAATGGCACCATCCCCTTCTATAAACCCAATAAATCAAGTTAATCAGTTATTGGATAGATGTTGCGTGTCATTTACAAATAGTGTATTATAATACTGACGAAATGCTGAAAAATTAAAAGATGTTTCGCGTATAGCCTCTGAAGCACTCTGTGTTTTACTCTCTGATGAGCACAGGGACAGATTGCCGGCTGATTGGGCATAGCTAATCGAATTTTCACCATTCAAGGTACCAATTAGCACTAAGCAGTTCCAGCTTACAGCGAAATAAAAAATATAAGTCCTCATATCACTAAGAGGCGAAGCCAAAACTCAACTTCAAACTACAAATCCTAAAATTCCAATAGAACACATGGCATAGACCATACCAAGATACTTTTCAAATAAACGAAAATGGACCATCTCTTTATCAACTAAATAATATAAAAACACTCTATTGCTAATAAATTTATACATTAAACTTTGCCAGATACTATCTTATCTCACTTAATCATAAAATTTTTTCAACTTTTACCTAATACTGAATTAGGTGTTGCATTATGAGCATGAAGTACTCTAAGTTCATAAAATTTATTAACCATGTGTAATCTTACTCGTTTTTCAGATCTAGAAGGATTAACTTTAAAATAATCATTAACTAGTTTTAACACTTCATCTTTTTTATAACAAGTTCATTTAAATGCTCCTACTTTAGCCTGAGTATAAATTTTTCCACCATACAGTTCAACTAAAGCATCTAACAAAAATTTGTTTTTTTGAGATGCAGTAATAAATAATTGACCAGATTTATCATTCATATAAACGCTACCATCACTATCGAAAAATCCTGAAAACCAACCATTATAGTAAGTTAATGGTTGTGGGTGAATTAAGTCTATGTTATATTTTTCGCATATTTTACCTAATTGAAGCATTCTTACAGGATTTCGAATAAGACCATTAACAGCTTTTATTATATTTAATAAGCCTGTTTTATGATGCAATCTATATCTTAAATGATTATCACCAGCCTTTAATTTTACTGAACCTCCAAAATTCTGTTTAATTATATATAGACAATGTTTATCCCTAAGTTCCATAACTATTTCTAGACTAGCATATCCTTTTTTTGATAATTGAAAACAACCATCACCATCAATTAATCCTGCTAATCATTCATTAAAAACCTTATTTTTATCTGAATCTTTAAGATTCTCATTTTTAATATTAGTATCTTCGATAATTTCTGAAGAAATAGAATTATCAACTAAATCTAAATTATCGAATTTTTGTGTCGATAACAAACGTATGGCCTCTGAAATTCCTACTCACATGCTTAATCTTATAGACTTCTTAATCTTAGATTTCAAATTTATAAAATTTGGTGCTTTGGTTATCGGCGGGTTCCCAGTAGGAAATAAAATTTCTTGTACAAACATTTTTACATTTTTAAGCTTTATTTTTATATTGTTTAAAATAAATAAAAAAGTAGTTTGTAGTATATGATCTACTGAATTCCTGCAAATAGTTTGTTGCGTTAAAAATTTTTTTAAAGGGCCATCTTGACCGAATACGCTCTTATTAGAATTGGCTGAAATTGTAGTACTTATTATACCAAACCCTGGGATTATTAATATGTAACAAATATTTTGATTAACAGAACAGCATCGACTTTAAATCAAAGTCTGTTCTAATTAATTCTCAAAAACTTTTATATTCTTGTTAGGACTTTATCTTGAATTGTAGTATTTTCTTCGTGATGGTTAATTAAGGACTTTATTCTTATAATTTTTAGTAACCCTTTATCTGTTAAATGTTCTCTGTCTTGTATTAATATATAGACTTTTCTTCATCTTAAATAACTTACATGTTTTCTAGACTGTAAGTTAAATTGATTAAAATATTCTATAACATTTTTAGCAGAACCAAAACTAGTAGAACCATAATAGTAGGTATCTTGGGATTTTCTATATCCAATGTTACCACCTAGATAATTTTTTATTTTCGTTAATAATATATTATTCTTTTGATCGATTTGATAATTTAATCTTATTTCTGGCTTGTTTCTCGTATTACGGTTAATAATCTTTACTTGAAAACTAGCGTCCGCATCAGAAAAACCTGCTAACCAATGATTATTAAAATCATCTGTTAAGTTCATAGTAAAATTCATATTTATACCTTTATATCTATCATGATTTAATATATTATTAATTACTTGGTTAAATCTATTTTCTGACCTTAATTTACCATTTATTAAGTTAAGCACATTTAGTATTCCTTCCTTTTTAGACACTATTAAAAGATATGCGTTTTTATCTTTCACTTTTTTAACATTACAATTACCTAATTTTTCTTTTAGATAATAAGCAAGAAATGCATCTGGAGAACTAAATACTATAACTAATTGTTGAGCTTTACTGAAATGACCATCACCATCTATTAAACCTGCTAAATAATGACCTAATTGTTCGTTATTAAGAGGCTTCAAATGTTTAGGAACATGTTTTGATATATGTTTTACATGTTCTGAATTTACTACAATCCCGCCGCGTAAAGTCTCTGAGGTTTCATTCGTTAAAATATTACCGGCTGATTTACTTCTTTGTTCTAACTTTTTTACTGTGTCATTTAAGATGGAGTATTTAGAACTATATAGTGAAGCAGTCCCAGCATATGGCAACGTTAAGAGGCCTACATACGTAACCTCTGGATGCTACATTGTTTATTACAACAATGTTTGGACCATCTCTTTAAATATATTATTCTACTCATAATTTAATCACTTATTAAAAAAAATACTTCAGCTTTTGGCTAAATAAGTTTCTGCTTCAGCTTTATGTGCTTTCATACCCTTTAATTCATAAAATTGAGGAACTAAATGTAATCTACTATTTTTAGCAGATCTTGAAGGATATTCTTTAAAATATTCGATTAATTTAAGTACATCCTCTTTTTTAGTGATATATCATTTATAAGACTGAGAACTACCCCTATCGATATAAACATATCCACCATATAGATCTACTAAAGGTGTTAGTAACTCAGATGTTTTTTGAGTAGCTGTTAAAGATAATTGTCAATGAGATTGAGTTATAGTAACTGAACCATCAGCGTCAAAAAATCCAGAGAATCAACCATTTTCATATGTTAATTTCTGAGGGTATATAAGAGTTATCCCATATTTAAAACAAATATTATTTAATTGAACTAATCTATAAGAATTACGAATTTCCCCATTAACATCATTTATAAGATTTATTAAACCATCTTTATGGTGTAATCTATATCTCAATGCCTTAGCATTAGATCTTAATTTTATCGATCCACCATAAACATTTTTAATAGTCTGCAATGCTCGTTCATCTCTTATATCCATGGTAATCTCTAAGCTTGCATACCCCTTTTTTGATAATGAAAAACAACCATCACCATCTATTAATCCAGCTAATCATTGTTTAAATTTTAAATCTCTACCTGAGTTACTCAATTTATGAATTGATCTTATATTTAACAAACGTATGGCCTCTGAAGTTCCTACTCACGAGCTTAGCGCTTTGGTTACTTGCGGATTATTCTTATTTAAAAGGCTTTTTACTTTAGCGGTATATTGTAAAATATATCTTACGCCTAAAGTACCTCCGAAAATTACAAAGAACTCCCCGCTTATAGTTTGTTGCGATAAATTTAATTTAAAGGGCCACATTTGACCGAAGAATCCATTTCTTCAAATTTAACTTTTCTATATTCTCTGGTTAAATTTAGGCACCGGTAGTTTAAACTCCGGGCTTGTATATCATTCATAAATGATAGAAGAAACCGACTGTATATTAAGCATCATTTCAGACATCTACCAGTGAACCAGTCTGTAGCGGTCGCTTAAATAACCGACGGTCTTTAAATGAGAAACTTATTGACCGTTAAAACTAGTATCGCTAATATTTATATTACTTTTCCTTAAATTTATATTACTTTTCCTTATATTTATATTACTTTCCTTATATTTATAAAGATATATAAAATTTGAACAATCTTAATAGAGACCTATAAACCTTGAACTTAAGAGTTGCAAGTAATAATAACTAAGTATTAACTAAGTCTAAGGTATGTTCAAAAAACATTCACTATTGGAGATCTTATCTATTTTTACATCTGTCCCTATAGTGTCATAACTTATACGTAAAACCCTAACTTTTTTTCCGTCCTTAGTCTTTTAAGATTTACTGATTTATTAATAATTTTTACTTTCCCAGTTATTTCACGTCTTTTTAGTACATCTAAATTATTTTTATTAATAAGATTCTTATGAATATCTTTTCATAGTTTGTATGATAAAGATTTTTTAGTATATAATGCATAATTTTCAAAATAAGGAAAAACGGTTTTACAATTGTTAACTCCTCCCAGTCTAAATTCATAAGTATTATCTTCTGAATGTAGAGAAACAATTCCTCCTTTGAATAATACACAAAAGTGTTCTAATATTTTTAGATTTATTTCTCACTTTTAGGATATATTAAAGTTGAAACTAAATCCTTTTTTTTCACTTATGGAACAAGTAAAACAACCTTCTCCATCCGTAAACCCTGCAAACCATGCATCATCAAAAAAAATAAATTTATTACTAACTATTACAGGTTCTAATCTTATTCTACCTTTAGTAACTCATTCATTAAACCCTTTAACGAAAATATCAAATTTTTCTTGTCTTTTAGGTAAAACAAGATTACCGTTAAATATACTAATAATAATGTCTATTTCTCTCTTATTTTGTGTTACATATCTACTAGTAATAGCTGATTGGCGTATAACTTTACCAAATCCAAGAATTTCTTGTATAAATTCTAAAACTTGTTTATCAACTGTAGCTTGTGTAATAACAAATACTAAATCTCCTCTATTATTTACTATAAAAGAACCCTCTCCTTCAGTAAAACCTACTAATCAAGTTAAAAAGTTTTCTGATGGAGTTTTATTGTTTTGAAAATAGGCACTGTATTTCTCCTAAAATGCAATAAAACAAAAACCACTATTAAATGATACAGTACTATTAGAAGATATACTATCAAATATATATGGAATAACAAAGTAACACCCAATGTTATCATGTAGTTTAACAAAAGCTTCCATTTATGGACTAGCACTATATTGAAAATATAATTCTCAAGCTCTAGGTGCATCACAACTAATAGTACAACCACAAACACAATTGCAACCACAAACACTATTGCAATCACAAACACAATTGCAACCACAAAAACAGTAGACTAATCCTACACTTAGTAACAAAATAAAAAAGTATAGTATTCAAGATGAATAATGATTAGCTGCAAAATTAAAGAATCTATCATATAGAACAGCAGAGTTTTTAGCTCTACGTATCATAAGTAATAGCTTACTTAAAAAGAGTATAATTAAAAATAATATATTCACAGCTAACCCGATGTAATCTATACTAAATAACTCAATACAAAATTTTTTTATAAAAGGTATGCTAATAATAGCTAAAGCAGATAACAGTAAAGACATTGTTACTAAGAACAATGGTGTTAAATAAATAAGCATAGTTTTAATAGATGAAAATGCAGTTAAACGAATACAAGGCAGTAAAAATGATCCATCAATATTTCATCAAGAATCATTAATAGCTGTTCAACCTGAACGATTAGGTCTTGGCCTTTTCACTCGTGATTCTTGTTCTAATTGTGGTTGTTGTTCTACTTGTGGCTCTTGTTGCATTTTTCGTTTTCGTCTTATCGCTCGTGGTTTTGGTTCCGGTTGTGGTTGTTGTTCTACTTGTGGTTGTTGTTCTACTTGTGGTTGTTGTTCTACTTGTGGCTCTTGTTTTATATTCAATTTCATTTGACGTATTTCTTTTTTAAGCTCCGTAGTTTTTCATGGATTGCATTTCTCTGGGTCTGTTATTCTCAAGTCTAACTCACGATCCAAATCAGCTTGTAAATGATGTAATTGTTCACGATTACACATTCCACCTCTATATTTTCGTCATTGACTATATACACCAGTCCTATGTTCAGAGCTATTTAAAGATGTAGGACATGAACGTAGGGGTATATTAGCAAATGCGTGAGGTTTAGGAGTATTATGTAGTTCAAATTTTGGAACAATAAAAATAAAAAATGTTGTGTAAGTTAAATAATCTAGATATACTCATTTTGAGAAAAGATGTTGGTATAATATAGGGTCACCTCCTCCTGCTACCTCAAAGAATGATGTATTAAAGTTACGGTCTGTTAATACCATTGTAATTCCCATTAAAATTGTTGATCTACTGGATGAAATCCCATAGCTTAAATTATTATTCTTTAAGCTTAAAAAGTTATTAAAACTTAGTGTAGATACGCAAACACTTACGCGCTTGATCGGACCATATCTTATATCTTTAAGTTGTAGAAGTTTTGTAAATGATCTCAAGTAAAATTTGTTCTGAAATTGTTCATACCTGATTTGATCTTTACTATTTTTACCTTCCCTTCATCTGTATTATGCTCCTTTCTACCAAACATGTCTACTACTTCCATTCAATCTAAGGAATCCAAATGTTTAGTTCCAAATAGAGGGAATTGTAAAAGATAATCTTTAGCACGAATATTACCTTTAAGGTTAGTAGTTCTAACTCTATACTCAGGTTTAGGCTTATCCGACCTGATTTTTTTTACTTCCGTTTCTAAAAACTCAGCAATATAACGTAAAAAATGTATATTATCATATCCTTTGTGATCCTCCCGTCTCTGGGATATTTCTAATTTACATTCAAGTTTAGGATATTTACCTGAAAGAGTAGTTCTTACTTGAAAAGATGCGTCTGCTTCTATAAACCCTGACAGCCATGGGTTGGAATCTAAAGACTCTATAGATACAGGATGTTTTTCAATAGTGGTTCCTTTAGTTTTATTTAAAAAATCGATTAATGCATTAAGACTATGTATTTTAGGTGTTCTCATGTTACCATTTATTAATAAAATAACTAACAATATACCTTCATAGCTATTTATAGTTAATATATAAGCATCTACCCCTTTTTTTCTAGATAATGAACCTACACCTAATTCTTTTTGAACAAGTAAAGCTAAAGGTAAGTCTTTTAAATGAAAAACTATTTGTATAGCGGGGTAATTTAACTTACCCTTAGGGCTTCTTAAAGTTTTTGGTGTTATTATTGTACCATCACCTTCAATAAGTCCGGTGAAATAAGAACTAAAGAGAGATTTATTTAAATTTTTACTATTGTTATCAGTATGAATGGATCTAAAAGTTGTGCATAAAGGAAAGGTAAAAAATTCTAAACTACAACAAAGATACTTTGGCGTATAGCCTCTGAGGTACTCTAAAAAGTTCAAACTTAATAGATTACCTGCTGATTGGGATATACTTTCATATAACGGTTCCCAGAAAATGGCCAAATTTAAAGCCGGCAGAATAAGTTTACCGGCTAAAACAGGTAGTGATAATAATAATAAAACAGCTGTAATAACAACTGCTCATGCAAATAATATTAATTTCGCTCCACAAAACAATAAACATTTATCAAATTAGACCTAACATTATTAAGATAATTCTAAGTCTATAATGACAACCTACTTATCTAAATTTTTGTGGTAACTTTAATCTGGAACTATGTTAATCTCCATGAATACAAGTAAAGGCTAGTCTATCTTTTTACTCTTTTAAAGAGTTTAGATATAATCCTTTATATATAAAAATTCTATACTACTTAATGCAATTCTCTTTTGAAATTCATTCTTGATTTTATTAAGAGAATTTTATCTAAACCCTCTTTATTTAGATGAGCTTTAGATTTAATCAGGGTAGATGCTTCTTTAAAGTCCTCAAAATCTTTAGCTTTTGCACCATAAATGGGGTATTTCTCAAAAAAAGGTATAATATTATCTACTATATCTGAAATTTTTGACACAGTAAATCTAGCTATACCAGATTTTTCTGCAATAGAGAAAGAACCACCACCAAAAAATTGTACAAAGCTTTCAATTAAATAGGCATCACGTATATTTTGAACTACAATCAATTGTAAACCAACGCTTATACCTGCTTTATGTGTTTTAGACTTGCTTGTTTGAACATAAAAACATCCTTCACCTGAGATAAATCCAGCCATCCAGTATTTAAATTCTGATTTGTTTGACTCCAAAGTAATTTTGGGCGTGGTTGGTCTGAGCACAGGAGCAATATTAGGGAAAGCAACCTTTAATCTTTCAGGTAAACCTTTATTAAGGGAAGCTCTAAAACTAATAAGTCTTCTGAGACCAGCCTCAGTAAGATGCTCTTTACTCTTTACAACCTCAAATGCTTTCTTAAATAATAAAAAATCAGCATACTTTTGAGTCTTTAGTGGATAGTTGTTAAAATGTTCCATTACACAAGCTAAGTCACTTAGTTTTATAACTTGGTAAGTAGCTGAATTTGCATTAAGCGTTACATTACCTACACCAAAGAAACGTTGAATTAAGTATAAAATCTCTAATTCCTTAGAATGTAAATGAATAGAAAAAACTAATTTAACACTTCAACCTAAAGTATGCTTAGGATTTTTACTAATCGTCAGAGAAAAGCAAGACTCTCCGTCACAGAACCCAGTAATAAAATTAGGGTTTAAATCATTAGTGCTAGTAGTATATTTCGTTATTCATTTATATAACTTTAATAATCTTTTTAAGTGACTTAAATAAAATCTATTCTTACAAAATTAATGAAAGTGTATATAAACCCGGAAATTATTATATCTACACAAATTAAATCTCAAGAGTTATTACTTAATAGTAAGTATATCTATTAAGACCTAAAAAATTTATGTAGATAATTTCACCCGGAACCGGTTTCCCGGCGACTAGAGTACACCTTACAGTATTAGAAATACTGAAGAACCATCTACTCGTTGCTCTTTTACAAATACTCTCAAAAATATTTGACTTAGATCCGCGATTACCCATTTCAATTTCTATCATCTCTAGTGCTGTTACCATACCCTGGTGATTAGTCAGGCCATATTAAAAGTTTCCCTTAAATCTTTGGTTACTAGAGCTTTAGGGCTTCCCCGGAGTTTGGCTCTTTTTTACACAAAATAGCGTTAAACCAACGCTCTTATGTAATCTTATACCAGGGCTTCTCATATTAAATGTTGTTGTCATGAAATTCATAGCTCCTAGTAAACTAGATATACCAGACAGATGTAATCCAAATATAGCTAAATCTACACTTGGACCACTATGACTTTGTATACCTGATAGGGGTGGGTATCAATAATGTTGGTAATCTCATTGTAGTATGTACAATTATCATTACGCGCAATACTTTTAAGTATTGTTCGGACTATACCTTTATCTTGTAGTGATATAGAATTTAAGTTAGTAGGTATTAGATTTTAGAGGGTTTCATAGTATAGCTTTTTAATTATGAACTATTCTATTTTTAGATAAATAATTTTTACATAAATAATTTTGTTATTACTGAAGTTAATCTGTAAAATGATATAAAAAATTTAAATTATATTCATAAATATCATTTTAAGATTTTTTGTTTGATAATACCAAATGATAAAACAAACCGTGATGATAGAAATAAAAAAAGATAACACTATTAAAACAAGTTGTAAATATCATTTTATTCTTCAGTATATAAAGTTGATAAATATCTACCTTTTTTATAGTTATCAGATTTGTAAATACGTTTTCCTAATTGACCATTTACGTTTTCATACCTGTAATATACTTTTGCTGATATTCTCCCTTTTGAATCATAAATTGTTTCTACTTCAGAGTTTGCTTCTACTTGATAGTTTACAGGAGTTCAGCCACTTATTCTTTTAGAAGTCTCGCGATACCCATTTTCAAGGTCCTCTTCACTACTATCACCATCATCCTTAACAAAAATTTTATGTTTATTAGGATTATTACCATTAGGATTATTATGATTATTTCCACCCTGGCTTTTAGTATTATTATTTCCTTGACCAAACATTTTAAGTATATAACCAAACACTCTATTTAAATAAGATACCAGCGTAGAACTTATAATGTTTAATATCATTATTAATAGTAATCCTTGTACAAAATCCAGAAGAGCTATTAAAAATATTCTAATATTAGGGTAATTATATAATATTTCTTCATTAGATTTTAGATAATTTTTAATTAAAGTTATAATATATAATGAAAAAAAATATTGGTAATATCCCAAAATATCTTCTGTTAATAAACCAAAAACTAATAATAAAAATAAACCTTGGCGGGTTAACAACATTTTATCTATATTTCTATAGATAGAATAAACCAAAACAACAATATAGTAAATTACTTTATATTTTTTTAGTTTATTCAAGAGATAGTTAAAGTAATAAAATAAAAAGTAATTAAATAAATAGTTATTTAATTTTTTGTTAAATATATTTATATTAGTATGATAACAGTTTTTTTTTACAGAACAATCCGATCATTCTAGTTTATTAAATGCGCTATTATTAATTAAAGGGTTATTACTAGCCAAGCCGTTACGTGGCTTGGCATTTCCAACTCCTTTACAATCCAACAATTCAAAGTTATTAGTTTGCTCCATACCATTATCAGATACTAATTTTTTATTGGTTTTTCTCATTATTTCTCTTATTGAATTTAATTTATCCAAGTTTCATTTATTTTTAACATAAGATCTAGCTCAGATTTTGTATTCAACACTTTTCATACCTATTAAATTATCTTTGAAATATTTAATTATATTTTTTACTGCCCTAGAATTTGTAGTATCCAAAATATAATTATGTTTCTCTTTATATCTAATAAGGGTTTTAATATGTAATAGTTTTGCTATACTTTCTAGAATTATTTTATCTAACTTCTGACTTATACCAAAACCATGAACTATTCTATTAGTATATTTACTGATTAAATAAAAACTACCTTCTCCTTCTACAAATCCACTTAATCAAGGTTTAGATATCACATTTAATATGTAATCATAATTTAATGGATGTCTTATGTCTTTTCAAGCTGGAGATTTATAGTTTTCAGGGATAGTTTTTAGTTTCAATCCAAATAAAAGTTCATCTTTTTGTGATTTATCCAAATTAGAGTTATTGACTACACTAAATGTCTTTTTTAGTTTCATGTAATTAAAATATTTACTAGTTAAAATAAAATACTTATCAAAAATAGGAAATATTACATTTTCTAAAAATTTCCTATCTCTTATAGCTATTTGTGCTTTAGTACCATCTTTAGTAATGTTTCCTATACCCAAGTTAGTTTTGATATAGTATAGCGCTCTTAAATTATATAAAGAAAGAGCTATTTTAAACCCTAAAGTTCATTTATTGTTTTGTATATAAAAACCAAAAGTACCTTCTCCATCTGTTATTCCTACTAATCATTGTTCAAATCACTCTTTTTCATTTTTTACAAGATACTCCTTGTTAAGTCTCTGATGGGTAACAAAGTTTTTCTTTGCTACCCAGGCATATTGTCCCCGTGTCATAAGCATTCTAACATACGATTTATTTGGCAATCGTAAGTATCCTATTTCATTGTTTTGGAGATATTCACGCATCGAAAAGAGTTTATAACCTTCTAATTTACAAAATAAAAAAAAGTACTCCATATTAAGAGTTCACCCTGTCCCTACACCATTTTCTATTCCACCAGCAAATAGAAATAGTACAATACTAGGAATTAAAGACAAATAACTAATATTATTAAGTCTAGGAAATCTTTTATTTATAGTATAAGACAGTATGCTAGTCATTATTATGTATATTAATCAATTTTATTAATACTAATAATTGTAATTTATAATCATTGTTATTTATACTAACGATTGCTATTATATAGAGAATTAATTAAAAATGAAGTAATTCGTACACGATCTCACCGAGGAGTATCACTATAAACATCCAACTCTCTATATGCAGTAGGCAAACGCGATCTATATCCAAGAATATGTTGTAGTAATCTCTCCCTAGCCATTCTATCTACGATTCCATCACCATTAAAAGTATTTGAAACAGTAAAATTATTATAACCTAATGATCTAACATTATGGTTGAATCTATATTGCATAAGAACACCTACTTCCCTATCATTCTGGGGAGGTATATTACCTGCAGGATCATAGGTTTGAAGAACGGTAGACGGTGGTATATTATTTGTTGGATATGATCTACCATCCTCTCTTATGTGCGAATGGTATTCATATGGCTGTCATTGAGGTCCTCCTCCACCAGGATTATCTCCGTTATTACCACCTCCAGGGAAATTACCATTCCCTGAACCATCCCCAGAGCTCATCATTAAATTATATGCATCTAATAATTCACCTAGATAATATAAGATACTATTCAACTCCAAATTTTGATAGATAAGAACACTAATATAAATAAAATTATAAAAACTAGAAATAACACAAGCAAAACTATAAATAAAATGTATATTACGTATGCATATACCTAAAAATATCCATAACTTTATTAAACAAGAAAATCATTTTACCCCTTTATTTTGGGATAAATATGGACTATATATTCACCCTCCTTTATAGGTAAGGGGCTTCGCGTGTAGTCTCTGAAGATCCTACTTGTAATTAAAATTACTTTGGTTTCTTGCATAATTCCCCCATGTATGCAAAAGTATTACGACCAATTTAGCTTAAAAAAACTTTATAAGTTATAACTCAAATTAATTGTCTATGCATCTGTTTACTGGAAAAATAAATTCAAAAATCGAGGGCTTACATGCATATAGCGAAGTAATAATTAAAAAATTTACACTTTCTAACGGCATTTCTTCTTTTGAAAAAAAACTAAAAGTGTATCTATAAACCAAAAGTGTATATATCTAAAAAACAAAGTGTATGTATTTAATAAAGATAAAAAGTGAAGCTAAGTTATTGCTGTAATGAGATATTACTTGAAATTATTATACAAGCTTTTAATTTTTTCTCAAGGAGACCCTTTTTGTTTGCCATGTCAGGACCTCCTAAACCTAATGGTAGTAAGAAATTACCAAAACCTCCAATTAAAGCCGGCATGCGCTTTATCATTAATTTTCATTAATGCCCGGACTATACCTTTACCTATAAATATTAAATATTTAATATTTACTAAGGTATTCACGTGTAGTCTCTGAAGATCCTACTCAATATAAGTGTTTAATGCTACGTGAGCCCTTTTATATTTGGTTTCTGGCTGATTGCCTAATCCTTTGAAATGTTACTGTATTATGCCGCTTTTATGTCAAATAAAGTCTGCATTACTAGTTCCAAAGACTCTAAAGGGATTCCAGCAAACAGTGAATGTAAAGTATGATGTTTCCATCTTACCCGGCCATGCCATTTATATTAAAATTTGTAACTAAATTTTCATTTACCTCTATAATAACCGGATTTTTCACCTTTTAAGTATTCCCTAATAACTTGACGATCACCTTTCAAATGTTTAGCTAAACTATTTAAAGAATTAAATTCTAGATTCTTTTTAGGTTCGTCTTTAAACTCTGCTAAAATAGATTTAGCTGCAGGGTGTTTGACTTCATATACATCTCGTTTATCTGAAACTAAATCTTTTATTTGATCCAAATTAAGTAAATTAGTTTCGATAGATTCTTCTATTAAATCTAAAGAAAAAAAGAAGGTATCCAGATATATTTTACCTAAATTTAAACAATCATTTAAAGTATTGTGATGCATATTTATTGAACTATATAATTGTTGTTTTGATTCAAATATATACAACAAACTAAAATCTTTAGCATTATAAAGGTATACCGGAACTCCTCTTTGTTTACGAAGCTTTTCACGCATTTCCTGACTCATAGGTTCATGATATCCAGAACTACTGGCTACTAAATCTACATTAAGATTTGGTTTTAAACTATCAATAAAGTGTTGTTCAAGTTCCACTACTTGATCTAAACTAGATTTTTCATTCATAATATAAATAGTTAACTTTATGTTACTAAAACCATATTTATTTAGATAACGTAAAACTCTTCGCGCTTTAGTTTTAAGTATGGATGGCATAAAATAAGAACTTATTCTATTGTATAAATTTATGGAATGTCCTACATACATATGTTTTCCATCTAGAGTTTCATCGGTGTGCATCAAGTATTAAAGAATAACCTTTACGATGGTTATATAAAGGGAATAACAAAAGATATATAAAAAAAAAGACACGTTAACTGTATGATCCTTATGGCAATAAGCAAGTAACATTAAACTTTTATTTAGTAGTTTCTGGCTAGTTTTCTAATCTTTTAAGATGTTACTGTATTCTGCCGCTTTTCGTTTACCAATAGGTTCCGAAAGTCTGCAGTACTAGTTTTAAAAGCTCTAAAGAGGTCCTAGCAAATAGTGAATGTAAAGTATGATGTTTCCATCTTACCCGGCCATGCCTTTTTTTTATATTAATTTTGCGTTTTCTTATATTAATTTTGCATTTTCTTATAGTAATAATAATAACAATAACAAGTTAAATAATAACAATAACAGGTTAAATAATAATAAATAAACCAAAGTTATTTCCAGATAACTAGTTTTGTACTAAGAAACCTTTAATCCCACGCGGGGAGGGATAGAGGGCTAGTAATAAAAATCTATTTTCTCTTTGTGTTCATCCCTGCTTTAATTTCTCGAATTTTATCTAACCCTTCTTGAGTTTTATGAGTATTACTCTTCATTAATTCAGCGATTTGACAAAAATCTAGAAAATCCTTATTTTTATTTCCAATAATAGGGTGTTTCTGAAAAAGAGGTATAAGTTTCTCTGTAATAAGTGATAATTTTATGACTCTAAATTCAGAAATACCCTTACGCTCTTTTATAAAACCTCCCCCTAAAAAGCTTATAAAACATTTCAATAATTCAAGATCACGATTATGTTGAGTTATTAAGAATTTAAGAAGTACTTGATGTCCTATTTTATGAGAGGAAGATTTTAGAATTTCTACCGAGAAACTTCCATCTCCACTTGTAAAACCTGCAAATCAATAAGGATTTATCACTTCTGGTAAAGTTACATCAGTTCTTTCTTGAGAAAGAATATTCTTAAAATATGAATTTAATTCACCTTTTAAAAGGCCTTTATTTAAAGATGCTTTAATCCCTATTAGTTTATGTATTCCTTCTATATTTTTATGTTCTTTTTCTTTAATTAATTCAATAGCTAATTTAAATAATAAAAAATCCGCTTTCTTTTTAGTTAATAAAGGATATAATTCAAAATGAGGAATAATAACATTAACTAAATCCTTAAGAGAATTAACTTGATACAATACGGATTCTTTATTACTACTAATATTACCCACACCAAAAAATTCTTTTATATCTAATAAGATAGAAAGATCTTTAACATGTAGGTTTATAAAGAAATAAGGAATCACTTCTCAACCTACTATTAGTTTAGGGTTTTTACGAACTCTAAACCCAAAACATGATTCAGCATCAGAAAACCCTGTCACTCAATAAGGATTTAAGTTATTAAAAGTAGAAGAGGAAACACCTTTTTGTTTTTTAGTAACATTAAGTATAATATCCCTGTTATTAAAAGGGTCATCTACTAATACTTTAATATAATTATATTTTTTATCACTATATTTTTTCTCATCATTTTCATGTTTATTATTTTCATTATAATTGTTATCGTTGTTATTGTTATTAGATTCACTCATTGAAAGTGAACTATCACTATTGTTATTTATTTTGTAAAGAAAATTTAAAGGTTGCAATTCTAGTATAAAAAATTTTTCGACCATAAAGAATATCATAATTATTGCATGAGCAGTTATAATACTGTTATATAATTGATTATCAGCTATAAACTGTACACCGGGACCAGACAACTCTAATCTAATTAACACAGAAAAAGCTGTACCCACCAAACCTGAAAATAAAGCGTATATTAGATATAAAACACCTATATCTTTAGCATTTGAAGATAAAAATCATCTTTCAAATCACATACTTATAGATGATATCATTATATTTAGGTTGTATTTATTGTTTTTATTGTTGTTAGATAAAATAATCGTACTTTTAAGTAAATTAGCAACGGGCATCGAATCAGAACAATGGATCATAAAAAAATTTAGAATGCCATGTATAATATTAAAAAAAAAGTTTTAATTACACTGTATAACTTCATTAAAAATTATAGCTACCTTGTCACTTTAGTTAGAATACCCGCAAAAGTTTAATTTTTTTTGGGTTTTATATAATAATATTTTTAAGTTATTAAGATTATGAAATAATACATTACATATAAAAATATTATTACATTACAATATATTTCTATATACAATAATTAAATCATAAATATAGAAATATCATTCGAACCTATAGAAACCACATTCTAAATTATTAAAGACTTTTAATAAAGAAGAGTGAAAATCTTTAAATTTTCATATATGCTTTTCAAAATCAGGTTGAGTAATTTTACCATCTTTTGTACTATTTTCTATTAATCATAAAAAAGGTTTCAAAGTTGGTAACATTAATACAGCTTTACCATTTTCAAAAACAACCTGTTCAGGTTTCGAATTAATAACCAATTTATTAGTTGAATTATTTCCCTCGTTAGTGGAAAAATATTTTACTTTAAGCAGAGAAAGAGAGTGAGGACTAGAATACTTTCTTACCTTAACATAATTATACTTATGGTTAAAACTATTATTAAATTCCGAAAATTTATTTTTATGATAAGAAAATTTTAAAGAACTGTGGAAATCTCAAATCTCTTTTTTGAATCTGGTTAGTGTTACATTGCTATTATTATGTTTTTTAGGGGGTATTATTCTTTAAATAATCATTTACTTCATCAACTAAATCAGAATTACTATATTTTATTCTAATATCCTTATCATACTGCAAAAAATAATTTTGTAGCTGCCTATCTGCTTTGCTTAGTTTTAAATAAGCCTCCTTTTTAGCTTTTATTACTTTTAATATCTGTCTATCTCTTTCAGAAGTAAAATCATAAAGAACTCTGCTAAAAGATTTTATGTGACCTATTTCTAAAAAGGACTTATGAACTAATTTGTTAGCACTCTCATAAAAAGTACTAATAATCTTAGTTAACAAATATTGCTGAGGTGAAAGAATATGTTTTAATGTGTTATTACCTCCGCTAATTGTTATGTTATTTTCCATAAAAACTACTTTAAGTGCATTAGCTGTCATACCTTCACATATTATAAAAAACATAACCCCGGGTTTTTTTTCGTATATTCTAATAACGACATAAGAAATGGTAGACTAAAGAAAGTAGTTATTCGCACTCTATACAGTAAAAAGGATAATTCTTCTTTTTCATCCTGAATATCTTCAATTAATTGAGAATCCATTTCCATGTCATCATCTCCAATTATGTAAAATCCAATGAATTCCTTTCCAATATCTTCCCATAATTTGAGTTTTATTCTATCCCTATCAAACCTAGGTTTCTCTTTAATATAAAAAATAGAATAGTGTAAAATATGTCTTCTATCCTTTGTGCTTGAAAGGTGGGAAAATGTAACAAAAGTATATATTCTAGCCATAATAAAAAAAAATATAAATAATCAAAGAGGCAATTATAATTAGAATTAGGGTGACCTCTAAATTCCAAAACTACTATAATTAAATAACTATGTACTACTATAGTTTTCTAGTAAACTATAAAATTAATTCCAAAACTACAATAGTAAAAACACTAAACAGGATATACCATCATCACCTATCTTGACATATCAAGAAACACCACCTCACTTTATACAACGACTTTCCACCATGGTTAGACACTTAGATATAAAGCTACCTAACTAATAATGTATATAAAACACAGTAATATTTATGCTTATACTAGCTTCATATAGTTTAAATCCTTACAATAATAAATTGTATTTTAACCATTGCTAACCATTTCTTACAAACTTAAAAAGGTTAATTTTCCCCCTTACCACACCCTCACTAACTTAAAACATAATAGACCATAAATCTCGTAATGAACCCTATAAAGAAAATAATAGTTATTTTAAGTAAGTTACTATTAAATGAGAAAAAATTTTTTTTTTATTATTAAAATAGCACTGATTATAGAAACTACAAATAAGGATTTAAACATCATTAGAAAAAAAAAATAAAAGCAAATACCTCTGTAACGCATAAATGATAATTTATCATCCACTCTTTTTATATTAACACCGTAATTATCTTAAGGTTAGTAGACTGTATAAAAATGATTTAAATGTTTAAAATAATTAAATTTACAATTATTTATAACTTTTTTTTTTAATTATAATAAAATGTTTAACTAAAAATTTTAGTTTGTATCAGTTTACTTTAAACTCTACCTTGTTAAATTCACGATTTACAGAACATAAGACTATATTTTTAATCGTAGGAACTAACCAGTAAAGTTAAAATCAAAAGTGTAAATTAATGTTGAAACTGAATAGTGAATAGCATCTAAAATTAGCCCAGGGTAGATACCTAACATTACCGTAGGTACTACTAAAGTTAATAACACAATGAACTCTCTTTTATTAACATCAGGAATATTAACTGTAAATTTGCTTGAATAGGATCCTCCAAAAGATATCTTTTGAAACATATAAATAGTATAACCGGCAGAGAATATTATAGATAAGCTAGCAAATACCCCAAAAAATGAAGAACTTTCAAAAATTCCGTAAAGTGACATAAATTCACCTATAAAATTTAATGTTAGAGGTGCTCCACAGTTTCCTAAACACAATATAAAAAATAATATTGCGAAAAGTGGCATAATTTGAGCCATTCCTCTATAGAAAGCTATTAATCTAGTATGAGATCTATCATATAATATACCACCTGCACAAATAAATAGTCCAGGTGAAACTAGTCCATGAGCTATACCTAAATTTATACCCCCTTCAATTCCTTGTATACTATTACTAAATACACCTAAAAGATACACTGCTGCATGAGAAACAGAGCTATATGCTATAAGTTCTTTAACATCTATTGTTCTTAAAGTACTAACACTAGCATATATTATAGTTATAACCCCTATTAAATAAATAATATAAGTATATTCCATATATGCCTTAGGTAATATAGGTAAAATTAATCTTAAAATACCATATAAACTTAATTTAAGCACAATAGCTGCTAATATAATACTTCCTCCTAAAGGAGATTCCACATGTGCCTTTAAAAGTCAGGTATTTAAAAAGATTGTAGGTGTTTTAACCGCAAAAGCTATAAAAATACCATAAAATAAAAAAATTTGTGTAAAATAAATAAAATTTCTTTTAAATAAGGTATCAAAATCAGTAGTACTCATAATAGATGACATTGCTAAAATAGATAGTAATAAAAACAATGAACCTAACACATTAGGGTTTTCTTTAATTTTGAGTTACTTAAATTCATATCGGCTAACCGACAATTCACATAATAACTTTAAACTTTACGATTTAAATTCATATTGGACTTAATAGATTTTATGTTAGACAAACCTGCTTCTGATAAATGTTGTTTATCTTGTATAATCATAGCTACTTTTTTAAAGTCTTTATAGTCTGATTCTTTAACACCTTTAATATAAGATTTATCAAATAAAGGTATTATCTTTTCAAATATGTCTTTAAATTTTGTAACAACAAAATATACAGCAGACTGTTTTAAAACTAATTCAATTCTACCACATTTAAGGGTAGAAATTAATGATTTCATAAGTTCTATATCTCTACTGTGTTGAACAATATGAAATTTTAACACTACAGCTTTACCTGTTTTAGTTGTTAAAGAATTACGTAAAGATACATGAAAACACCCATCTCCACTAGCTAATCCTGCTATTCAATTAGGATCCATAACCCCCGTATTTTGAACTAAAGGTCTATTTACAGCTTTAATATCAGGAAAAAATAGATTTAGTTCATCACTAAGACCTAAATTTAAAGCAGCTCTTATAGAAAGAATTTTATGAAAACCTTCCTTATTAAGATGGGCTTTAGTCTTAAGTAATTCTATACCATCTTTAAATAATTTATAATCCCCTCATTTTTCACTCAATAAGGGATATTTATCAAAATGTGATATTATTACTTGTAAATCAGCTAAAGATCTAACTAAATACTGTAAAGTAGTATCTCCATGTTTAGTAATTTTACCTACGCCAAAGAAATCACGTATAGTACATAATAAGTGGTAATCTTTTTTATGCATAGCAATTTTATATATAGCTGTGATTTGATATCCCATTCTATATTCATTACTTTTGTGGAATCCTAATGCAAAAGTACCTTCTGCATCCGTTAAACCTGTAACAAATCAAGGGTGTGGTAAATTATTATAGTCTTTATTTTGTTTATTTGACATTGTGTGCATAAACATTTTATTATGTGAATAGGAATGAATCGTTTTCCCAAAAACTGATTTCTCAGCGATTAGAGTACACCTTACAAGATTCAAATTTCTGAACCTTGAAGAACCATCTACTCGTTGCTCTTTTACACCCTTATAATTAATAAAAGGATGACTTAGAACCACGGTTACCCATTTCGAAGAAAGTATTCTTCTCATCTTTAGTGATCTTACCATACCTTTAGTCATTAATAAAGCCGGTAAAAAAATTTCTCTTACTACTTTGGTTACTAGAGCTTTAGGGTTTTCCCGGTGTTTGGTTTTTTTACACTGTTGAGTCAATGTATATAAAAATAAGTAAAAACTAGCTTTTACTCTATTGTCAGATCCAAATACACCTATTAGAATAAATAAAGGTGGTAGTATACTTTCAAAAAAAATGTAAAAAAGTAAAATATCTAACACTAAGAAAACTGCCAATAGTAAAGTCTCTAACAATAGTATGATTATAAGATAAGTTTCTACATGTTTTGAAATAGATGTTCAATTAGATAAAATTGAAATAGGGATAATAATTGTTGTTAATAAGTTGGGTCGCAAGCATAGTCCCTTTAAAGTATTACTTTATTAAGGGTATTAAACTCGCTCCCACCGAACCGTACGTGCGACTTTCATCGCATACGGCTCTCCAGAAACAGTAAACAAAGCGATTTTAGAATCGAAACAATACACTTAAGGAATTTATCCTAAGGTTCCCACCTCCAACCCTCTATGTAAACCTTATAACATAGATATTTTTATTAAACATAGGATCATTTGTCCTATCACCATTATAATTATACACTAAACTTTTTATACTTATTATTAAGATATGCTGCCTTTAAACTATCAGGTCTAGAAAATTTTATTTTCCCTAAACCCCTTACATTTACAACAATAGGTTTACCATATTTTTTAAATATTTTTGATAAGGTTGACCTGTGTTTTGCGGCAAGTGTATGAGCTAAAGAGTACTCTAAGATATATAACAATTCTCTTAAATCGGAACGATTAGCAGCCATATTATAAAAAACAAAAATTTTTGTTAGAAGGCTATTATAATTTTTAACTATATCATAATCAGATAAATGTAATAATTTTCCCACATATTTAGGATAACCTGTATCATCTGCGAATCCTTTTTCAATAAGCTTAGATTTTAGATCCTTTAATGGAATTAATATTGTAGGAGTAATTATAACTTTGGGTGATGATAATAAAACATTATTAACACCCCTAGAAGGTGAAGGCGATTTTAGAGAACTAGGTATTGACCATCTTAAATAATGGGTTAAAAATTTAGCATAACCTCTTCCTAGATGAATTAACTTATTTTTATCTAACTCTAATTTTAATTCATCCTGAAGGAAAGTTCTAATTTGATCCTGGATCTTTTTGGCTAATTCTTCATGATTCTGTACATCTCCTTCCACACCTATCACCCATTCATTGGCAAACCTTACATAATATATCTTTAAAGGACTTAAAGCATAATTTTCTTTTAACTTATCAATAAACTCATCTAAAGGAGTTAAATAAAGATTTAATAAAATAGGAGAAATTATTCCACCTAAAAAGACCTTGTCCACATTCCTTCATACATAATCACGATAAATATCATAACAAGCATTTACCAAATAACCTGCGTTTAAAAGTTTATAAAAGATCCCTATAAGGGTTCGATCAGGATTTAATTTTTTCTTAATTATATTAACTAATATATTATAATGAATATTCTCAAAAACCTTATTAACCCTACCTTCTATAATTCAGGTTACTCCTTTCATCTTTTTAACTGAGTTTAATGCATGGTGAACAGATCTATTAGGTCTAAATCCAAAGTTTTGCTTATTAAAAATTTTTTTCTCACATTCAGATTCTATTAGTATTTTTATCGCGATTTGCAATATAATATCATTAAGAGATGGTAAAGATATTAATTTAGTAGTATGTGAAAACAACAAGTTACCTTCATTAGATTTTTTTATATAAATAGGTTCGCACCTATACGTCCAATTTTTTATACTTTCTATGATCACCTTCAACTTTTTTCCTGACTTATTATATAACGCCTCTTTATCTTCAACAGACATATACTTAATTAAATGTAAATTTGAGTCCATAAATTTAGAAACTTCATTATAAATAGAGCGCATACTTAATATAGTAATTAAATTTTTTGTACAAATATTATTAGCCCCGGCAGTCGCCTCCAAGCGGCGACTGGGGCCACGGGGATACCCGCCCCTAGGTGAATGATTATCTCCAGGTAAAAGACTAAGCTCTTTACAAGAGGAATTAATATAATTTTTACTGTTTCCTCGTTTTAGGAGTATTATTTTTACTGGCTTTTATTTTTAAAATCTTTTCTAACCCTTCTAAAGTCAAATGTTCCTTTTTAAACATTAATTCTGAGGCTTCATATCAAGATTGAAAATCTTTAGCTTTTATACCCATAATTGGATAATTTAGATAAAAAGGAATAATTTTATTTAAAATATCACTCAATCTAGTTACTACAAAATCCCCCCTACTTTGAACACCCTCTACAGTATAATACTTACCACAACCGAAATAATCTATAAAACTTTTTAACAAATTTTCATTTCGTAGATGCTGACTTAACTGAAATCTTAAATTTACCAAGTATCCTGTTTTAGTTGAAGAGTTCTTAACTATATTTATATTAAAACAACCTTCACCAGCAGTAAAACCTGATAATCAATGTGGGTCAGGTACTTGAGGGTTAACTATTTTATGAAATCTTGGTATTAAAATAAAATTAGGGAAAGCTTCTTTCAATATTGGAGTTAACCCATTGTTAAGAGAAGCTCTATAATTTATAATCTCTTGTAAACCTTCAGTATTTAAATGTTTACCACATTTTACCATCATTACAACTGACTTAAACAATTCAAAATCTCCACGTTTTTGAGTTTGTAATGGATATTTTTCAAAGTGCTCAATAATTTTATCTAATGTCTCAAGAGAAAATACTCTATAAGTCAAACAATTATCCTTAAGTCTAGTTAAAATTCCTTGTCCATCAAAATACGTTTGAATAATATTTAGTAGTTCTTTATCTTTAGGGTGAAGTCCAATTTGAAATACTGGTTGTACTCGCCAACCTACTCTTGACTTCGGTGATTTATATATACTAACCATAAAACATCCTTCCGCATCAGAAAAACCAGTTAAAAACCAAGGATTTATATTACATTTTTTTGATACCTCTGTACTCATATGTCTGATAACTAGAGTACTAAAATTTAAGTGTATTGAATTATTTGAATTATAATCAAATGTCTTTGCTCTCAATAAAGAAATAGAGTGTAAAGTCTTACCTCTACTTGCTCTATTCTTATTTGCATTGCTTCAGTTTTTCCAATAAATATCAATTTTTTTTTTATAAAAAAAAATGGGTGTCTGTCTTTTACGAAGAAAATACACACTAATACTTGATGATGGACACTTAAGAGCTTTTGCTGCTTCACTAATTGAACAATAAATAGTGCTAATACCTGTGAGGATGTCTAATACTTTTACTTTAATACTTGGACTACCCGAACCCTCAGGTTTTTTTTTACCATACCTCGGATTTTTTTCACCTGTTAAAGATTTAGAGAGCTTGGCCAGAGTTTGTTCACTAATTTCTCTCCCAAACATATGATTCATTTCTCCTATTTTTCCATACATCGGGTTTTTTTCACCTGTTAAAGATTTAGAGATATTGGCCCGAGATTGATCAGAGTGTTTTAATCCTAGCAAGGAACCAGCAGTATTGAGTATATTGTAATGGGGATGAAAAAGATCCATAAAATATTGTTCCCTTTCGATACATTGAGTTGGTTCACAATATTCGAGAATCTCTAAATCAAATTTTGAATGACCATATTTTAAAAGTGCCTTATATATTCGCATATTATGTAACAATAAATAATTAATATTAAAATAATTTCTTAATCTTATTGATAAATTTACAGCACTTCCTATATAAGATTTTCCATTTACTTGATTTACTCAACGGTACACTCCAGATTTCCCTGCATTTTCTTTTAAAATTATTAATTTTTTAGAATCAGCGTTAGCATAAAATTTTATAGGTACAGCAGCTGAAAATAAAACAAATTCACCTGTAATGTCACCCATTATATAACTACTAGCATGAGTGGTTAAAACCAAAAATAAAATAAAAAGAAATAGAGTAAAAATTTTTTGTACTAATGTTCTTCTTGAGTTTAAGTGTATTGTATCATATGGATTATAACCGTATGTCTTTGGTCTTTTACGAATAAAGTGTAAAGTATTACCTGCTTTATTTTTTAAGACTACTGTCTCCTGTGACCCTTCCAATAACATATGTGATTGTACTACGATCACTCCGTCCCCCTTTGAATTGGTATTAAATAAAGCACTTATTTTAGTAAAATTTTCAAATTTTAATGCTCACAACTTCAAAGTCAAATTTTTGATACCTATTACTAGGCTTAGGGGATCCCCAGTTCCTAAGAAAAAGTCTGATATTATATTTTTAGCTCACTGCTTTAAGGGTAAAAGCCCTTTTAGTAATCATGAACTTAAATATGCATTTTGCTTTTCTACACATTTATGATTACACTTCGTATGTTTCATTATTGCTAGACTCTGACTTAAACTACTGTAGCGTCGACAAAAAACATATTGACTATTGTAAGGTTTTTTTTGACCATTACTAAAATATTTAGATATAGTTGCTGACTTTATGCCTAAAGCTAATGCAGCAGCAGATATAGAATCATATCTAGTTTTTATATTATTTTTAATATCTATTACTTCGACTGGTTGTGAAGATTTTCCAGCCCCTTGAGGTCTTGGTTTGCCAGCTTTAAAAATAGATATCTTTTCACGAGTTTCTGAAGAATGACGTTTTCCAAACCTTGGGCTTTGGCTTTCTGTTTTTCCAAACATTGGGTTTCTTTCCCCTGATAGAGAATTAGAGATTTTGGCTCTAATTTCATCACTATGTTTAAGCCCAAACATTGGGTGTCTTTCTCCTGATAGAGAATTAGAGATTTTGGCTCTAGTTTCATCACTATGTTTAAACCCTAAAGATGAACCAGCTGTTTTTAATATATTATATTCAGGATTTAATTTATCTATATAATATTGTTCACGTTTTAATAAATCCGCCGAATCACAATACTCAAGGATTTCAAGAGTAAAGTTTGAATACCCCTTTTTTAATAATGAATTATAAATCATACTTTTACCCTTTTCAATTTTTTTGACTAAGAAATAAACATTAAAATAATCTCTAAGTCTTTTCCCTAAATTTTTACTACTTCCTATATAAGTTTTACCGTTTATTTTATTAACTCATTGATAAATACCACTTTTATTTTGATTATCTTTTAGTATTTCTAACTTTTGAGTATCGGCATTTTCATAAAATTTAGGTGAAATATTAGAAAGGTCTTTAGAGGCTCCGCTAGTGGTTGAATATTTTACGCTTTGCAAAAAACCACTTTTTGTAAAATTTGGATATAGTCTCATTTTTTGTTGTAGAGTAAATAAAGCAGGTCTAGCAAATGAATGAATTTTCGTATCAAGTATTTTCGAAGTCAGCCTATAGTTCTGTAACAGCATTATAATAAAAGCTTGAATATAAATTACCTTGCCCACCAAATAAAATTTATACTTAATCTTATTGAGGACTTTACTAACATGCTTCTTTCCTCTAATCATTTCGATATCAAGTAAGTTAGTCGGTTTACATAACATTAGTTCAGTTACGATTCTTAGTGGAACGGGCTTTTTCTTAGTTAAAGGGCGCACAACAAAATATATAGATAAACCATCTATACCTAAAAAAAAGTTAAAATAACTAATTTCATGATATTCTTGTACAAATTGAAATTGATTTAGACTAAAATCAAATAAAATAAAAATAATTAATGATAAAAATAAATTAAGTATAGACGCAGTTAAACCTATAAATTTAATATTCGTTAACGAAACCCCTAAATCTTTATTAACCAATATCACAAAAACACCTATTATAGGAATTAAAAGCAAAGATAATAATAACACCCCTGAAAAAGAAAGCAAATACCTCTGTAACGCATAAAGGATAAATTATCGCTCACGCTTTTTTTTATGAACACCGTGATTATCTCAAGGTTAATAGACTATAAAAAAAAAAGTAAATGAATATAGACTATAAAAAAAAAAGTAAATGAATATAGTATATAAATCGATAACACGGTTGAAATTACACTAAAATAGTAAATAGTAAAGGTAATAGTTTAAATAGTGTTGGCAGACCGAATCAAGTATGCATAGCTATATTACTATACACTAATACTTATTTATACTTAGATGTTTTCATGGAACAGGAGACTTTTTGGAGGGAATGAAAACATCAAGAAACAGGCAGACGGAAGGAACTCGAACGGAAGAAGAAAACATAATGGAAGGCTCTGAAGAAAGAGAAAAAAACAAAGGATGAGGAAAGATTTAAAAAACAGACACATACGAGGGAAAATTTCAAACGCAATGAGGGAAACTTTCTTCCAACAAGGAGTTCTGAAGAGCCGCTTCAGAAAACCTTTTCACTAGACCACAAAAAAAAGATATAAGATACTCATTCAATATGAGGAAGGCGCACGGCGCACGGCGCACGGCGCACGGCGCACGGCGCACCTCCTTCAATTATCATCATTTTAAGTCTGTGAATCAGGAAACTTTTTACCATAAAAAAACTAGAGTCCGAATCTTTCTAACATATAAGATTCGGACGATGTAACACGAGAGTTTATTCACCTAACATTAGATTTTCTCTTTTTGGGACTAAAAAAATTGCTTAATGTTCGTATTGCTTTAGAACTATAATTTCTTATGGTTAGTTCTGTTCCTCGCAAATTCTCGCGATATAGCCAGGAATTCTCCCTTCCTATCAATCTAAAATCTTGAACAATGAAGTCATCACTTCATGTACCAATATATAAACGAGAGATTGTTAAGCCCGCATACTTACTATTAAAGAGCTTTATTCAGGGTTTCGAATATCTTCATCTCTTTAGATAACCTCCTTTTATTAACTCTATTCTCTTACTATCTGTTAGAAGCTCTATATGAATCATATTTAATAACTCATCTCTTAAACTAGAAGAAATGACTAGATTAGCCCCTTTCCTTGTTTCAGAATAAATCTTATCCTCAAACGGGTCATAAACTATACCCAGTCACTTTAATTTTGAGATTCACTTAGAGTCCCTTTTTATTCATAAGGTTTTGGTTTCAGATAACTCCATACGCTTTTCTTTATCACCTCTTATTTCAAAGGGGACATCACTATAAAATATAGGATCATCGGCATAGGATATACTAGATTGTTGAGTTAAAAAATCCTTAAGATTTAGTATAGACTGTACTGGGGACATTGGGAAACCTTGGGGTAACCCTTCATCGTATCCCCAATTTAAAGGGGTCTCTTCTGGAGATATATTCTTTGAAGAACGGGGAGGGTTGAGATAAATCTCCTCAATCATGAGGGCACTGGAGTCACATTATCCTGAACAGGGTTATACTGCAGACCTAAAAAACGCAGTTTGGATATAACCTTCGGATCCTTCCTTCCTTCAGGAAGCACCAAACTTTTTATATTACCACCTTCTACCGGGAGGGAAAAGAAATAGAAAAGGTCCAGATATTCTAAACGTTTTAATATAAGTTCAGTATCGGAAACTAATTTAACCTCTCGGGGAATTATAAAATTACTACGATTGATCTTTCCTATTCAAGATAACATATATTCACTTACTCCCATGGAAGATAGCACACCTGCCACTTCCGCCGGTCTAACCGAAGGGAAAAATTGTTTTAGATCTGTTTCTAATATTCAAGGTTTATCAAAAACTTTAGTAATTAGCTCTTGTCATGCAGTTAAACATCCGCGGCCTGGTATAAAACCATGTTGACTTGGTAAAAAATTCTCTCAGCTAAATTGGACTAGGAAATTATTTATCATATGCCCCATCATACGTCAGGGTACAGAAGGTACACCTAACGGACGCCATTTGTTTCTATCTCAGAAATATACCCGCTTAAAGTCTATACAGTGAACTATCCTATTTAATTCACTATCTGTATCGAATGATTTAAGCAATTTTTTAAAAGATTTCACTAGAGACTTAACCTGTCCTAGTGTGAGGTCTCTAGATCAGTTAGGGTGCATTTTAATGAAAGCGCTTAATCTAAAGACTAAGGATTTTTGAAGTAAAGATCTTACTACATTTCAGTACTTCACAGGGTCTGATCTCAAACGATCCAGACGTTTCAATTGATATTTCATATATTTATTCATTTTAGTATTTTCACCCCGCGTGATCCTTTTTCAAGAGACCCTCACTTTTAGTCCATAAAGATCCTTCCACAGCTTGTCATAAGGATTTGTAAACAACTCCATTTGATCGCAATTAGGTATTCCAGTCCAACCATATAGGTTGGGTTTTATCCTCTCCTGCGGAGCTCCGCAGGAGCTCTAAGGAGCTCCCTAATTTTTTTTCTAGCCCCTTTCCTATTGGCAGGGCGTCGAAAAAAAATAAGGGAGAGAATTATTATTCTCACTATCCGGGTTCATCCCTCTAGGAAGGGTAAACAGTTTTGAATCTTTCTTTTTCATGGTTTTTTATTAATACTTTTTTTTTTAGACTCTTTTGTTTAGTGAGAGCTTCAATACTGATAAGTTCCACAACTAAGATACCACAGCAGAATATTTAAACAACTCATCCAAGAAATGATCCTGCTAAGATGTACACCCTGATTACCCAATTTGTACTAACATCCTTAGTACAAAACTCAGCGTCATAAACTCCGCCCAGTATATTCAGGATTTCCCTACATAAATTCTTTAAGTAAGATTGGTAATATTACCAGTTAGAAAGGTCCACCATTGAATTTCCTAATAGGCTGCCCGTTAGTAGATTACCGAAAACTACTAACTATTTTCAAGTTAACTTATCTAACTATGCCAAATTAAACGTAATACATAAGTTGCATTACATTTTTCAAGCTCCACTTTTTATTAAAACCATCCGTGAGGTCATCACGAAAGCATATTATGCTAAAAAATTATAGAAAGTGATTGTAAACATTAAGAAGATTTAATGATTTATCTCCATCATCACTTTAGAGGTCTAATTGCATGATTTAGCTGCACCTCTGAGCCTGAATGAAAGTACTGAAAAGGAAAAGAGCAACCGTGGAGGGCCAAGATTAATTAATCTTCTACAACTCGGTTTATTTAGGATAAAGTATAATAAACCAAATTTTAAATGATTAGATTTAAGAATACTGTAGTCTATAAGATTCTTTCACTTATTATATAAGTGAAGCTAAAAAAATATATTTTTAGTTAAATAACTTATAGCTATCTCCTTTTTCCCAATTAATAATTTCAATTATGAAAGCTGTGGGTCCTTTCCCTCAATTAGTTTCCATAGAAACTAACTACTTAAAATATATTTTTTTTATTGTATAATTATAATAATTCTTATTAGTTTAATGGTAAAACAAGATATTCCTAATATCCTAATCTAAGTTCGAGTCTTAGATAAGAAGCATAGATTTTATTAGAATAATTCTTATTAGTTTAATGGTAGAACAAGATACTTCTAATATCTGAGTCTAAGTTCGAATCTTAGATAAGAATCGGTATTTTTTTTAATAAATAGCTTTTAACTTAATAATACAACTATTAAGTATTTATATATTTTTATACTTAAATTTCTAGATATATTTCTATAATAATACTCTATAATAAATATTACAGTTAGAAAGACTTTTTTATTTGAGTTTGATGATGGCTCTGATTGAACGCTATGCAAATGCTTGACACATGCTAATCGTACGTCAATATTTAACCCATGAGGGTTCGATATATTGAAGTGGTGTACAGGTGAGTAATTGGTATTTTAGCTACCTAAGAGTAAGGCAAAATAAATCCCTTATAAGAACAATGTTTATGGTTATTAATTAAGACTAAATCTAATAAATCATACCCAGCCCAGGGCTACTATATTGTAAGATTAGATGGAAAATTAAAATAAGAACCATAAAGTATGTTTGTAAAAGAAAGAGAATTTCGCTCTTAGTTGATTATTAATAACCACCGGATAAGTATTAAGTATGGTAATATCATATTTAGCTTATGTCCGTAACCAAGACTGAGAGGTCTATTGGTCACACTGGGTCTGAAAAAACCCCAGTGCGTATAGTACAGCAGTGAGGGATTTTGGTCAATGGCCTAACGGCTGAACCAGCAACTTGCAGGAACGAGAGTTAATATAAATGAGTTATTAACTTGCTTGACTAGGTCTTATAAAGTTCTGGAAAAAGCTGATAATGACAACTTTAAATCCAGAGGTCTCGACAAAATCTTGTGCCAGCAGTCGCGGTAAGACAAGGGAGACAAGTGTTATTCATCTTAAACAGGTATATTGGGTACCTAGACGGTGTAAAAAGGCTGAAATAAGTACCTATTGCACTTGAGTTTGATATGTGAGAGGAAGATGTCAGAATTGTTGGAGTTTAGGGATGAAATCCATTGATACTAATAGGACTGATAATGGCGAAGGCAAACCTCTATGTACAGGCATTTACTTAAGAAAATAAGAACAAAAGACAACGACATAAACATTGAAAAAGTATTAAAAAGTTCTTAAGTATAGAGCTAAACTGACGTTGAGGGACGAAGGCTTAGAGAGTGAAGAGGATTAGATACCCCCGTAGCCTAGGCAGACAATGATGAGTGCCATAGGTTGGCTTATGGCTGAACTATAAATGAAAGTGGAAGCACTCCACCTCAAGAGTAATGTGGCAACGCAGGAACTGAAATCATTAGACCGTTTCTGAAACCAGTAGTGAAGTATGTGTTCGACGTGAGGCGGATAATAACAATGTGGTTCGAATCCACTAAATCAGTTCTCGATTTAACACTATTTGCAGATGCATAGTTAGTAATAATATGTATTAAGTTGCAAAGACAATGTAGCCTGTTAAATGTAATATTCATTTAAAGGAGCTAGTGTGACGTGAGATATGGGTAGCGAAAGCAAAGGCAACAATGACGTTTCGATACACTACAACTATAAGGGTAGGAGAGGGTTTGACATACTAACCCTTTCAGAGAACCAATATAACCCTTCGGAGTAAAGTTGTCACCCTAAGTCTTACTAGGAAGTGTTATTATTTGAACACGGTAAGCCCTTATCTAACCTAATCTTTTGTACGTTTACAATAGGAAGGAGGTGTCTTACGATAAAAAGTAGGCATAGCAAGGTGAGAGGTAAAGGAGAAGTTAAAAAGCGAATGCCAATGGTCGTAACTTCGATTGAAGTAAGTTTACGGTATTGGATAGAGTCATATTAAATAAAATTATTAAAAAAACAGTTAGTTTTTAAGGCCCTTTTTGTACCCTCCATATGGGTATTATTTAGGATACTGACCTTTAGTTAGGATACTGACCTTTAGTTAGGCTTTAATGGTAATTCAGGGGCGGCTTTTCATGAAAGCAAGTATATGTAAGGTGCCAGCACCTCCTTATTTTTATACTCTTAAGGATACATTTTATGCAATACTAAGAGGTTGGAATCATTGGAAATTTTTCCCTATTGTGATATGCGATAGTCAAATCAGGATTGTGCCAACTAAGATTTTAATAAGGGTGGTTGAGTCACAAGTTCAGCCGAGTATCCTTAGTTATGCATTTAAATATATCTAAGGACCTTATCTTGTATAGTTGTTCGGCTACAATCCGAAAGGCGTTGTTGAGAAAGAAAAGCTCTCAAGCTGCAAGACCCGCTAATACTCAAAAGTTCTAAAAATTTGATGGAACTATCAAGTTACCACATTGTGTGATTCTTTTCAGTGATTCATTTATATATAATACAGAAGAAGCTACAACAATAATGATGATAAACAAATTAATTAAAACTAATAACTTAGTTATACATAATAACCGAATATATTCTAGAATGATTCAGACTTATTTTAAACTTGTTTTAAATCCATGATACATTACCGGAATTGTGGACGGAGAGGGAAGTTTTGGAGTTTTTGTTAAAAAAGACCCCAAACGTTCGCTAGGTTACCTTATAACTTTAAGTTTTGAAATTGCTTTAGATAAAAAGGATTTAAATCTTTTAGAAGGATTGCAAGCTTATTTCGGAGTAGGGGGGATATATAAACATTCTGGCGATATGATGCGATATAAAGTAAGTTCTATTCAAAATATAGCAAAAGTTATTATACCACATTTTGATAAGTATCAATTGGTAACTCAAAAAAGAGTGGATTTTGATATATTCAAGCGTATAGTGTGTATTATAGCCAAAGGACCTGTTTCTAGAGAAGATTTGCAAGAAATTGTAAATTTAAAATCTTCTATGAATTTAGGTTTATCAGATTCATTAAAAGAATCTTTTCCGAATACTAAAGAGTTAGCTAGACCTCTAGTAAAGTATAATGGTATTCCAGATCCAAATTGATTAACTGGATTTTCTGAGGCTGAAGCATGTTATTACATTAGTATTTACGATTCACCTCAATCAAAATTAGGAAAGGCAGTTCAATTGGTATACGTAGTAACTCAGCATATTCGTGATGAGGAGTTACTGAAGGGGTTGATAGATTACTTTGGAGGATGTGGAAAATACAGTAAAAGAAAAGATGGTGGGGATTTTAAAGTACTTTCTATTAAGGATATAACCACTAAAATAGTACCATTTTTTGATGCGTATCCTTTACAAGGGGTAAAATCTTTAAATTTTAGAGATTGAAAACTAGCAGTTGAAATAATGGAGAATAAAGGTCATTTGACTGAAGAGGGGTTAAAGAAAATACAAACTATAAAGATGAGGATGAATACAAAAAGATTTAGTTAGAAAAAAGACAAAAAGACTACTTAAATTTATTTAATATATAACTCGCACCGAAAGGTGGCTGACTTAACATGCGGTGGAATTAGCACATATTAGTGTTGCGGCGATGGCTGCTGGGATATTATATATCCTTAGATTCTGCTTGAGCGTAGTGCGATGAAAGTTGCACGCTACGTTCTTAGAGGGGGAAAATCCGAGAGGATCTACCTATCTCAACTATTTAATTCGATGATCCGCGAATAACCTTACCACAATTTGAATGCTCTAAATTATTATATAGTTAATAGATGGTTAATATATATGTTTAGGTGTTACAGTATATAACCAATATATAATATACAGCTTTTAACCAATATGTAATATATATTGTTTAGGTGTTACAGTATATAACCAATATATAATAACCATACCTTTTTATTATATTGTTTAGACCACATGCGTTGCATGGCTGTCTTCAGTTAATGTCGTGAGATTTGGTTAGGTCCATTAAATTAACGTAAACCCTTGTTTTATTTTATTAAATAAGGCAGCTCACCGCTTACAATTGGATTGATAATAGGGACTAAGACAAGTCATCATGGCCTTAATATTGTGGGCTGATATGTGTTTTGGGAATACACTAAATTGGCTAAAACTATCAAACTCCGGGGACACCCTAAAACTTATGAAACCAAGCATTATTCAAAAGGATATTTGCGGCTGAACTAATTATTCAGGTACGGTAATATATCATAAGATGAGTGAAAACGAAATGGGTTATCGCGGATCTAAATCAGATGTTAGTTTAATATCTGTAAAAGAGCAACGAGTAGACGGTAGTTGACCTCTTTTTATAAAAGCCAATCCAAAAAATATAAAAAGAAGTTTAAGGTGTACTCTAATGGGCTTTGAAAGAAGTTGCCGAAATTTCGGTCTATTTTCTAATATTATTGAAAGTAGTCAGATCAAAATCCCTACTAAGGTATTATTAAGTAAAAATTATTCTACCTTATCTATCCTAGACCCTTGATTCTTAACAGGGTTTTCAGATGCTGAAGGTTCTTTTATAATTTCTATTTATAAAGATAATAACAGTAAATTAAAATGAAGAATTTCGGCTTATTTCTCTATCCATATCCATAGTAAAGATGTTTCATTATTGGAGATGATACATAATACTTTTGGAGTAGGAGTTCTTCGTAAAAATAATGAGAACACTGTATTATTTAGAGTTAGTGACATACAAGAACTGCAAGTGATTATAGATCATTTTAAAAAATACCCTTTAGTTAGTGCTAAGTATTCTGATTTTTTATTATTTGAACAATGTTATAATATCATAAAAAAAAAAGAACATTTAACTCAAAATGGGTTTAAAAGAATTATAGAATTACGTGCTTCACTAAATAAAGGTTTATCCCCTGAATTAAAAGAAGCTTTCCCTAACAACAATCCAGTTGTTAGAACAGAATATGAATTTAAAGGTATACCAGATCCTAATTGAATTTCCGGGTTTGCTACTGGAGATTCTTCATTTAGAGTTTCTATTGAAAAAAGTTCAAGTAAAATAGGTAAAAGAGTAAGATTGTGTTTTGATACTTGTTTACACATTAGAGAGAAAGAACTTTTAAAAGGGATAGCTAATTATTTTAGTTCATATGATTCTAATCTTACTAAAGAAATGTCAATTCAATGTTCTGAAAAAAATAATACTTGTTTATTGCAATTTAGGAATAATTCAGACATAGAAAATAAAATTATACCTTTTTTTAAAGAATATTCTATAAAAGGTGTGAAAGCATTAGACTTTAATGATTGATGCAAAGTCGCTGAATTAGTAAAGAATAAAGAACATTTAACTATAGATGGTTTAAATAAAATCACAGAAATTGCAAATGGTATTAACTTAAATAGAAAATGATAAAGTTTAAGAATTTTTTTTTTTTTATAATTACTAGGTTAAATTTGATTTCCATGATAGACGTGCCACATAAGCCTACCTTTTGGCTTAGGACGCTAAGAAGGTGGGTGAAACTATCAAACTCCGGGGAACTCCTAAAGATTCTGATACCAAACCACGTGCTAAAGTACGTAGGCGGATGAATTAATCACTCATGTACGGTAATAAGTCAGAATATAATCGAAAGAGCAATGGGCAATCGCGGATCTAAGTCAATAACAGTTTTACAATCACCTACAACATACAAAACTGTTATTGTAAAAGAGCAACGAGTAGACGGTAGTTGACGTAGTAATTCTTTATTACGTTTAAGGTGTATTCTAATAAGTTTCGAGAGAAATCGAGTAGTCAATGTCCTTTCTAAGGGGCAAATTATATTAAAACGCTGTTTTACAACCGGTATATCTAATATACCCTCATCCTTACCTACTTCTGTAGAATCTCGCGCCATTAATCCTTGATTTGTTACGGGATTCACGGACGCGGAGGGATGTTTTATTATCCAAGTAAGAAAAAGAGGTAATTACTGATCTTGCGAGGCTAGATTTGTTATTGCTTTACATGAAAAAGATAGAATGCTACTTGAACAAATTCAAAGATATTTTGGAGGGGAAGGTAGTATTTTAAAACATGGGAAAGATAGTTGTCAATATGTAGTAGGTTCTTTAGAACAAATCACTAAAGAAATTCTTCCTCATTTTGATAATTATCCTTTAATATCTAAGAAGTGTGCGGATTACCTTTTATTCAAAGAGGCTGTAAATATAATGTTTGCTAATAAGCAAGCCTCCTTGGATATTACAAGAGAAGAATTTATAGCAAAGATTGTAGCAATAAGAGCATCTTTAAATTTAGGTTTATCACCCGAATTGAAATCTAGTTTCCCTAATGTAATTGCCGTGCCTCGTCCAAACGTTGAAGATATTACGATACGTGATCCTCATTGAGTAGCAGGGTTTACATCAGGTGAAGGTTGTTTTTTAATTAAGACAAGCGTAACCAAAATGACTAAGGTAGGGCACAGTGTTCAATTACTATTTCAAATAACTCAACATGAGCGTGATGAGCTATTGATGGAAAGTCTAGTAACTTATTTTGGATGCGGTGTGTTAGTAAAGGATTCTAAAAATAATGGTACTAGAGTGTATTACCGTGTAACTAAATTTTCAGATATTCGTGATATTATCATACCGTTATTCCAAAAATACAGCATATTAGGAGTAAAAGTTCACGATTTCGAGGATTGATGTAAAGTATGTAATATCTTAGTAACAAAGGGGCATCTAACTAAAGAAGGGTTGGATAATATATTAAAAATAAAAGCAGGAACTAATAAAGGTAGACACGAATAATACTATTATCCGTATCGAGCTGGAAAAGGATTTGTTTTTTTTACACGGGTGTAATAATGTGAATATAGTGGACCTATGATAAAATTGGCGAATTGAGACAAAAGGATGCAATAATGCGAATTGGAGCTAATCCCCAAAATAGGATAAAGTATGGATTGTAGTCTGAAATTCGACTGCATGAAAAAGGAATTACTAGTAATCGTGAGTAATCACATCACGGTGAATTTTATCTCAGATAGGTACTAACCACTCGTCAGGCGCTGAAAGGAGTATGTGCAATAAGTTTGGTTACTGCTGTTTGTTATTCTAAAGTTAGAGGTTTAGATCTTTTGGCAGAGGATCTTCGTATGCGTGACTCTGATTGGTGTTAAGTCGAAAACCAAAAAGAAATTGAGACCTTCTTTTTATTTTTCTAAAAATACCAAACTCCGGGAATACCCTAAAGCAGTTTATGCCAAATCTACATATGAAACAATTAAAGTAGATGGCCTTTCGTAATGGATAAGGGTATGGCAATAAGGTAACTGATTAGTCGAAAGATTGAATGGGCTACCGCGGATCTAAGTTGACTCTATTCTCACTATAGGATATAATCTCAAGTATGATTATGTATAGTAGATAGATCATAAAAGAGCAACGAGCAGATGGTGTTTGTAGGTCCACTGGTTACTTATAGTGTAACCGAAAACGGAAATAATTAGTTTTTACCAAATAAATTAGTATTGACTTTATTTCCGAAGTCTAGGTTCTGAATAGTTCCAAGGTGGAATATTAAGGTATGCTCTAAATAAAGTAAAAATACTTTTATTTACTTCGTCTCAGACCTAAATACAAGGTAAATACTTTGTACATGGTCGAAGAAGTATTAACTGATACGGTTCGGGTTGGGGAACTAGCCCGGGAATAATAAAAATAAACGATACACCCAAAAAAAAAATAAACCAAAAATTAAAAAAAATGCAAAAAAAAAGCCGGTGCAAGGAGCATAAATATTTCATATATTTATATGGTTCGAATCCATAAACAGGATAATGGGTAGTTTAAAGATATTATTTTACAATAATAATAATTTAGGATTGTTTGAATTTAAGGTTTATATCTTGGCTTATGATATTTATATTTTAGGTGTGCGCCGTGTAGAGGCATTGTTGTCGAGGCAAATAATTGCTTATCATTACTCGAACATGATAGTAGCAACAGAGTTAGGTCGAAGGGAAAGCCTGGAACTGAACATAGCATCTCTGTTAAAGCGGTCACAGTCAATAACCCGAATAATTGATAATAGGATTCGCGAGCTATACACTCTATGGTTAAAGTTATACTATTTGAAGTGAATTGTCCATTGGCCTCAAATATAGGGCACTCTCATTACGGGTAAGGGAGAGTTCAGACGGAAAGATGGATGAACCTAAGCCATTTTTCTCGAGTCGATCTGACAAGATACGCAATAAGCGCATTGAAGGACGAGAAATCGCAACCTAAGGAGTGAAGACGGACAACAAATCGCAACCACGGGATTGCCGATAGATTGATTATGAAGAGCCAAGGTTGCATGTGAATAGCCAAGGTTACATGCGAAGAGTCAAATCAGAGGGCTTATTAAGGATCGACCCGTCTCTCGTAGGACTTTTTTTTTTCACCGCTACGCCTCTTTCGACCAATATAACAACACGAATCTTACTCCTACACCTGTTTACACTACATCAGCCAATCTCGTTCTACATACCAGCATTTTGTTCCGCTAACCTTACCATTCATCTTGCACCATACCTATTTCGAACTTCAATACCCTGTCCAGCCATGTCTTCTGTAAAATACACACACAAATACACCAACCAAAGCGTTACCGGTTCTCCTCTGATGGATGGTCGACCTCTTGTCATCCCTCGAGCGGATTCACCATTTGGCGAAGACTTTACCTATTCAATTGAAAATCAGATTCTTGACTCATTGGAGGAGGAAACAGGTAAAGTGTTATTGAAGACCCTTTCACCGAAAACGGTTGTCGGGTATCCAGCCAACGAAATAAACCCGTGCGTCAGGGGGGATCACAACTCTCCTATCATTAAAAAAGAAGATGAGTGCATACCGTTGATTTCATCTCGGCCACATTCACCTTCACAAACTACCCAACCGGAAAAATCGACTCCCACCAAAAGAACATCACCTCTAAAAAGATCAGGTCGTATTGCTAAAAGACGGTCCCCTACCACGACTAAGAGTTCTCTTATCAAATGGTATAGCGAGGAAGGGTATTTTCAAGTCGGATCGCGAAGAATTTCTAAAGATAAGGCTACCGAATTTATCCTACGGGGAATCGAGGATGATAGAAGGGAAAAATTGAAAAAGAAGATTTCAGAAGCGAAGGAATTATTTACTATGGTTAAACGAGAATGTATAAAGGTTTTTCAAGAAGACGTCGATGATCTGGGGGTTAATTGGTACGATGATAAGGATATTCACCAAGAGTTGTTCGATGCAGGTATAACGATTACGCCGTATATGCGTAATATTATATTCTATATAAAACAGTAGTATATCAGCCATTCGACCTTCCTTATCTATAAAACGTTTCTTTTTCTAACGGTTCGGGTTGGGGAACTAGCCCGGGAATAATAAAAATAAACGATACACCCCAAAAAAAAAATGCCAAAAAACAAATATAGCTTTTTTCCCTACGGCTACGCGGGAAAATTCAATAAAAGAAAGTAAGGAGTCCGAGTCCCTTTATTAAACACTGATGGACAAAGTATATAAATCACACTAGACAAATCTAAGCAGAATAATTTTACGGTATTGTATTATATCTGAATAATACAAAGGAAGTTCAAATCTTTCTATTCTGGAATGCCATACAACTCATTAATATTATTAATTTTATCTAATTCAATTACATCAAGACGAGACAAATCAATCCTGTTCACAGCAACAGTTATATTTATAATTATCCTTTCAGTATTTATAGCCTATAATAATTTACATATTTTATTTTTAGTATTATCTTTGGAAAATGGGTTAGGATTAACCCATATTGCTGCTACAATGAACTCGTTCCCTGTTAGGGATTTAAACACATTATTAACTTTACTTCTAAAAAGGGTTATAGTTGCTGTAAGGCAAGGGTACGATAAGGGTAATGGGATAAGCTATTCATTAAAAGTTAAAGCAAAATCTGATGAAAAGATCTCTACTATATTATCAAGTATGCCTTCAACATTCAACTATAACACTAAAAGAAAGTTTAATACTTTATCTAAAGTAAACTCTATTAAAAAATTAGACCCCTTCTTTATTACAGGTTTAGCGGATGCAGAGTCTAGTTTTATGATATTTATTCGTAAAAATACTAAGATTAAAGTTGGTTGAGTAGTGGAGGCTAGATTTGCAATTAGTTTTCATAAAAAAGACTTACCACTTTTAGAGTTAATTCAGTATACTTTTGACGGAGTGGGTTCTATAGTACGTCATTCAAAAGATAGTTATAGTTTATGCGTTAGCTCTCCAAAGGATTTAATTCATACTATTATCCCACATTTTGACAAGTACCCTTTAATTACAAAAAAAAGATCTGATTATGAGCTATTTAAACGTGTAGTAGAACTTATGAACCAGAAAGCCCATTTAACCGTTGAGGGTTTACAACAAATTATAAGTATTAAAGCTGTTCTAAATAAAGGTTTATCAGATGAATTAAACCTTTCATTTCCTGACGTTAAATTTACTACACGTCCTCTATTTCCAGTGAGTAAAATACAAAATAGTAACTGAGTATCCGGATTTGTCGAAGGTGAAGGTAACTTTATGATTATGCTTAAAAAAAATCCATCTCATAAATCTGGTATACAGGTTGCATTGAGATTTAAAGTGACTCAACATAACCGTGACGTTGAGTTTATTAAAAGTTTTGTAGATTTTTTTGGTTGTGGTAATTGCTATATTGGTGGAGATTGCGTAGATTTCGTTGTTACAAAGTTTTCTGATATTACTGATATAATCTTACCCTTTTTTAGTAAATACCCTTTACATGGCTGTAAAAGATTAGATTTTCTGGATTTCTTACGAGTTGTTGAGATTATGCAAAGTAAAGCTCATATAACTGGGGAGGGACTAGAACTAATTCGTACAATAAAATCCGGAATGAACAGAGGAAGATGTGTTTAATTTCTCACTATAGCTGTTTAGAGTAAATTAAACAAAAAAAACAAAGGAGAGTTCCTTCATCGGTAAGAAGGGTTGAGCTGTAAACTCAATAGTAATATACTTTTAAGAGTTCGAATCTCTTGTCTCCTAGATTTTTTTATAATATAAACAATTAAATAATGATGTATGATTATGATTACTGTATATATTTATGTTATATTCTTTAATAGCCCTTATAGCTCAATGGTAGAGCGGAATACTGTTAATATTATGATAAATGTTCAATTCATTTTAAGGGCTTGCACAGATATACCTAATAGAGGGCTGTTGTATCCTTACAATATTGGAAGTTTTAAGTATATTTTGCTATATGCTTTAAGAACTTTTTTTTCAAACATTTTATTATTTATTTAATTATTTAAAACAATCGCGTTTGCGACACCTTTGTGACGCCTTTGCGTTTGTGACAATTTATAATCCAGGCATATCTATTATAGAATAATAAGTCTAAATTATTTATTAAAAAATGTATCTTAGTACAGTTATAGTACTATTACCTAATGTAATTGATGTATAATAATAACTGTTATGAAAGTGGTAAATAACAATTTTACATGTTGTATATTGTGAATGAAATGACATTTAGTGGATATAATGTATATAGTTTAAACTTATTATATATTATTGCTATATTATTAGGTATACTAGTTATTATTAGCAAAAACCCTATTGATATATTATTTGGGGTAAACTATCAAATTCCGGGGACACCCTAAAGCTTATGATACCAAGCTGTAGTTGAAAGACTATTAGTGGATGAATTAATCACTCATGTATGGTAAAAAGTCATAAGATGATCCTTTATATTAGCAAAGGAGAAATAGGCAATCGCGGATCTAAGTCAGTAACATAATAATTACTGTAAAAGAGCAACGATTAGATGGTAGTTAGTAGTGGTATTTAAGTAAATAATATTACTACTTAAGGTATAATCTACAAATTAAAAAAAAATATGTGATTGTAAATAATTTCAATCTAAACTTACTTACATTTTATTCTGATGTAGACTCAGGAGGTGTCTCCTACTCTAATCATAAATATATTGTATTACAATCCCGTGTACCCCGACCTCACCAATTAAATGATCTCTTGATAAGGTCATATCATACTAAATCTTTAAGTAGCTTACGTACACCCTTAGAGTTAAATCCTTGATTTATAACTGGATTTACTGATGGGGAAGGTTCATTCTCATTAAGTGTTAGAGATATAGATAAGTATACTAAAAAAGGAAAAGTACTCTATGTATTTTCAATAATATTACATAAGAAAGACGAGGGTATATTAAGAAGTATCCAATCTACACTAGGAGTAGGTAAAATATATACACATGGAAAACAAGGAGTACAATTCCGCGTTGAATCTAAAAAAGAGTTATGTATTTTAATAGAACATTTTGATAAATATCCGTTAATAACCAAGAAAGCTAAAGACTTCTTATGTTTTAAAAAAGCAATTTTCTTAATAAAAAACAAAGAACACTTAACAAAACAAGGTATGCTAAAGTTAGTATCTCTAAAAGCTTTAATGGGTAAAGGTCTTACTAATGAATTAAAAACTGCCTTTCCTGATCTTATTACAGCAAATGAACTAGGGATATCTGATTTAACTTTATCTCCAGATTTAATAATAGATCCTTGTTGATTAGCAGGGTTTATTTCAGCGGAAGGTTGTTTTATTATAGGTATTTATAAATCTACATCTGTAAAAACAGGATACCAAGTACAGTTAAAATTTGTACTAAGTCAACACATAAGAGATAAAGAGTTATTTGAATATTTTGTAAAACATTTAGGGTATGGTTATACAGCTGTAGATAGAGAAGGAATTTATTTCATAGTTACTAAATTTTCAGATTTAAAAGATAAACTCTTACCTCTATTACATTTACAACATCCCGTAGTAGGTTATAAATATTTAGATTATTTGTATTTTATGGAGGCTGTAGAAATGATTCAAAAAAAACTCCATTTAACAGAAGAGGGTTTAAATAAACTACGTGAGATACAAGTTTTAATGAACAGCGGAAGAAAAAACACACCTGAACAAGATACCGATTCAGTTACAACAGATTAAACTATGTGTTTGTGTGTGCGGGTAATACAAGAGGGGTAATTAGCAGCTTAGCTTTAAAATAGGTATGTAAGTTTTTAAAAGTAGGCTTTTTAATTTGTGATTGTTTCGGTCTTATTCTTAATAGGTTTATTTTTATGCATATCTTGTTATTTAATTCTAACAGGGTTAAACTTTATAGGATTATCTTACTTGCTTGTGTACATTGGGGCGGTAGTAATAAGTATGAATAAATTTGCCGCGTTGGTTCGAATCCAACTTTACAAGGTCCTTTTAGATAAGTGATATAACTACGTTTTATCTTACATTAATAAAAAATATAGAGATTTTAGTTCTCTTACTCTTAAAAAAAAACTTATTAAAACAAAGACTATCCCTGGCACGGTTGGTCTTATTTGGCTGCAAGGGAGAACAATGGGCAACTATAGACATCTAGGTAATATAGGCAACAATAGACATATAGGAACAAAACCCATATTATGAGCTAGTTGTTACTCTACTATGACCTATAAAGATTCGCTAAATAACACAGAATTTTACGAATGATTGTGTGGGTTCGTAGACGGTGAAGGTTACTTTAGAATTAAAAAAGATAGTAGACGAGACAGATTTCCATATGTTTTTGAGTTTACGATACTTTTACATCTCTTTTATTATTTCTTAATTATATTTTGTCCAAAGCGTCGAATCAATTATTTTTTTATTAAAAAAAAATCCATTCATTTTTATACTAAAATAAATACTTCATTAAAAGTTCATTCTAGTCCCTTTAAATATGTGGGGTCTAGTCCACGCCTTGGGATCCAAGCTAAGGTAAATTATTCCTTGTTAAATAGGATGAAAACTAAACAAATGAATTCAGGAATTTGTTATTATTCAACTAATAATAATCTTATTGTAAATGTGGAAGCAGAATTTAAAAAAGATGAATCAAAATTAAATCCGCATTGAGTATCTGGATTTGTAGATGCAGAGGGTAGTTTTATGGTTAGGGTATATAAACAAGCAGGGAAAACAGGATGAGGTGTCACACCAAGTTTTTCTATCCATTTACATAAAATAGATATTGATATATTATATGCATTACAAAATTATTTTGGAGTAGGTAATGTATATTTAAATAAAAATGGAAAATCAGCTAGTTATATAGTTAGTAATTTAAAAGATATAAATAATGTTATTATACCTCATTTTAAAAATTATCCTTTACAAAGCTGTAAATGCATTGATTTACAATTATGATCTTTGTGTATTGAAATTGTAGTTAATAAAGAACATTTAACTATAAAAGGGTTAAATAAGATAGTTGAACTTAAATCTATTTTAAATAAAGGTTTATCTGAAATATTAAGAGTAAATTTCCCTGGTATTAATTTAATAGAAAGGCCAATATTTCAAGTGAACAAAGGACCACTTAATCCTTATTGAGTGAGCGGTTTCACCGAGGGTGATGGTTCTTTTTATGTCACTATTTTTTTTTTTCAAAAAAAAATTGAAACTAACTATGTAAGAATGTTTTATAGTATTGCTTTAAATAATAGAGAAACTCCTTTAATTCGAAAAATACAAGAGTACTTTAAAGGAATAGGTTCAATAGTAGAAAGTATTGATAATAATTATAACACGGTGAAATATAAAGTAGTCTCGATTAAAGATCTTAATGAATTTATTATACCTCAATTTGATACTTATAAATTTTTTGGAAATAAACATCTTAATTATTTAATTTGAAAAGAAATATTATTGTTGGTTAACTCTAAAGCTCATTTAACTGCTGAAGGTTTAAAGAAAATTAGATCTCTTCAGTCTAAACTTAATAAATGAGAAATTTAGATTAATCCTTTGCTAGTAGTTCTAATAAAAAAAGCCCATGAGCCTTGCCTTGTCCCCCATAAGGCTCTCTCTCTGTGAGAGAGAGAGGTGACGATAAACCTGTTCTTGATTATATTCAAACTAGTTTAAATTTAGGTAATGTGATATGTAATGGTAAATTTTGTAGATTTAGTGTTTATAGAAAAACCGATATAAAAGAGATAATTAGTGTTTTTAGTAAATATCCTTTGAATTCATCTAAAAGACTTAATTTTGAAGATTGAAAAAAAGCTTTTGAACTTTATAATGATGAAAATATAAATGGTAATAGAGAAAATATTCTTTCTATTGTAGAGAAATTAAGGGAAGGTATGAATAAAGGAAGATATTATGAAACTTTTAAAGTGGATGATGTAAAAATTACTAAATATTGATTATTAGGGTTTATAGAAGGAGAGGGCTCATTTAATTTTCAAAAAAAAGGGTTTGCAGTTACTTTTACTTTAGGACAGGTATCTCGAGATAAACCTTTATTAGAAAAAATTGTTGAGTTTTTAAAATCTCATAGTGGAAATTTATATACTAAAGAGTCTTTTTTAACTATATATGATAAAGCTAAAGAGAATAATATAAATCAAAATCCTTATTCAGAAATCCGAAGTTCTAGTTTATATTCTTTACGTAAAGTGCTTGTACCTTTATTAAGCGATTTAAATTGACGTTCAAAAAAATATAAAGATTTTAAAGATTGAACTTTAGTTTTAGATTTAAAAGCTGCAGGTCTTCATACTGCATCTGAGGGTAAAGAACTTATTTTAAAGATATACTCTCAAATGAATAATAACCGTCTATCCACTAAAAAATCAGATGTGAATGTAGATGTAGATAAATTACATTATGAAATTAAACTTTTGTTAGCTAAATCTACTGACCACACAAGTAAAGCCAATTCTGTTAATCTTCATTTAGAAAACGGAGAACTGGTAATGTCTTTCCCATCAATATATAGTTGTGCCAAATTTTTAGGTGTTAATAAGTATAGAGTTTCTCAAAGTTTAACTTTGAATAAACCGTTTAATGTAGATAATAAGGTTTACTATGTGCGTAACGCATAAATTTACAATATAAGTTACAATAACTTATCTGGTACACAATTAAGAAGGTTGAGCTAAGTTGTTTATTTATATGTTACCATAGGTGCGGTAAAAAAACGTATGGTTAGATCATTTAGATCTAATTTTGCAGCGTGGGTTAGAATCCCACTCTACAAGGTACTTTTAATTATAAACAATTTTTTTTTTAAAATAATGTTGTACAAACTTCCTTCTTTATTTAAGTTTAAAAGGGAAGCACCGTCAGCTTTCGCTTTATTTTTTTCGACGTTATTTCGAATATTCGCAATAAATAGAAATAAATTAGCGCAAGAGGAATCATATTTTTCTCAAAAGTCGTCCTGCAGCAACCACGACGAAGAATTTATTAAATGATTTGTAGGGTTCTCAGATGCAGAGTCTAATTTCACTATAGTCTTATATAAAGATAAAACTGGTAAAATTATATCTTTTACTTTCAGATTTTTGATAGAGTTACACGTTGATGACATAGATGCTTTAAAATTAATAAAAAATAAATTAAATCTAGGAAATGATATAGTAGTGTATGGTAATAGTTGTAAATTTACGGTAACACATCGAAAAGATATTTATAAATTAATAGCTATATTTGATAAATATAACCTAAATACTACTAAGTACCTTGATTATTTAGATTTTAAGAAAGCTTTTAATTTATATCTGGGAAGAGATAAGACAATTAAAGAGAAACAAAATTTAATAGATCAAATACTAGAATTAAAAAATAGAATGAACAAGTCTCGTGTTAATTTTAGTTTACCTGCAGATCATCAAATAGTAATATCTGGTCCTTGATTACTAGGGTTTATTGAGGGAGAAGGTTCATTTTATTTAGATAGAACTGAATTTAGACCTGTTTTTTCAATTATACAAACTGAAATACAGCTACCTGTAATGGAAAAAATTAAAGAATTTTTAGAGAGTAATTTAGGGTTTGATAAGTATTCTATGTTTAAATTAAAATGTTCATCCGCTATATCTATTAAAAGAGGTAAAGCTCTAAATAATAGTAAATCGTTAGCAGTAGTTGTAATTAATAATACAAATATCTTAAATAATTATTTAATACCCTATTTAGAAAAAAAAAATATGCCGTTTATTACTAAAAAAGGTAAAGATTTTTATGATTTTAAAATTATATGCACTGCTGTGTATAATGGAACTTATAGAACAGAGGAAATAAAACTGTTAATCTTAAAATTGTCGTATTCTATGAATAACTTTAGATTAAGTACAAACTCAGATTTAAAAAAAGTTCCTAGTTTATTTAAGGAAAGTTTAGATAAAATCATAAAAGCAAAACCAACGATTAGACATCTTGATGATGGTCGTCAATTAGATATTGTCACTGGAAAAGCGGTGAATACACGTTGAACTAATTGTATTTATGAAATAATTAAAGATTCAGGAGAAATGTTCTGAGCGTCTACTTTAAACGAGGCGGCTGAAATTTTAGGTGTAGATTTTAGAACAGTAAGAAGGCATTTAGAACAGGAAGACTTATACTCAAATGGATATTACGTCGAAATAAATGGCCATAAGGTTAGAAGAATACCAGTATTTTATCCTTAAGAATCCACTCTTTTTTTTTGTGTGGGCAAAAGACTATTTGGTCCTGGAATTATAGTTAAGTCCTTAATAGGGAATAAATTTATTAAACTAGGAAGGTAGTTCTAGCAACACGGTAATGTAATGAGTACGCCGGAAAAAAAATCCATTGTAGGATGGTTATCCTGAACGCTGTTTTGGGATACGACGATGAGCCTTTAGTTACTTATGTAGCAAGGAAAAAAAAAATTAAAAAGAATTAAGAGCATAGGAACTGAAAGAAGGTTCAACTGTACAGTTCTATACTTGTAGAAAAAATTAGGTGAATACGGTTAATAATATCTTAATTAAAGACCGTCGGCAGATGAAAATGTCGCAACAGACTGGATCACCGGGGCTAGGTTGCAATACCTGTTCTAATGTACAGTCGGATTCTAATACGAGTGTGAAATCGTAAGGAGGAAAGACAATACAGTAAGCTACACACAGTTGTATAATCATTCATACTATGATAGTTACTCCTAGATATGATAGTGTTAACTAGACGCTAGCTTAATCTTAATTAGAATTGATCTATATTATTTTTATTTATATTAATGCTAATAAATGTTAGGATATCGGAATTATTAATTGATAGTATAAATAGTATACCTTTAGCCATATTATTAGGTAGTTTTTTTAATTATTTTGTTAATAATGTTTTACCTTACATGGTGATTACTAATAATTTACTTTATCATTTTAGCATAAAAAAAAAATTAGCCAATGTAACATCTGTATCATGAGATGGATATTTAGCAGAAACTTCTCATATAACAAGTATAGGAAATATCATCTATGGAAATTATTCTATATGATTAATACTTACATCCATTATATTATTATTAGCCATGACTGGGTGTATTATAATTACTTTAAAAGAAAAAAAGTAAATAATTCTGAATTTAATGCGCGTAAAGGGCTAGTTAACCCCAGCTCTAAATATCTTTTCAAGCCTAAATTTTATATATTAAGTAGTCGGTCTTTTAGTACCGTTAATAGTTCTCTTAAAACAGATGTTTGTACTCAAAATAATACTATTGCATTGAACCTTTTACCGGGTTGGGTTACAGGATTTTCAGATGGTGAATGTTCTTTTTCTGTTAATATTGTTAAAAACAGTCAATATAAAACAGGTTGAAGTATAATACCTATTTTCTGTATTGAATTGCATAAAAGAGATTTAGAGACTCTTTTAAGAATACAGATGTTTTTTGGGGGTATAGGAAGGATTAATCACCTTAAAGAAAAAGGTCATGTCGTCTATTCAATAACTTCTGTTAAAGACTTACATAACGTGATCATACCTCATTTTACGAAGTACCCTCTTTTAACTATTAATTTATTTAAATTAATTATTAATTGGGACTCTATTTCATATAATAATATGCTGAATGGTATTAAACATATGATTGATAGTATCATAAATAGTAATGATCGCTCTAAAATACCTGTAAACTGAGAGGGGTTTTCATATTTAGAGGATCCCAAAAAAGGGAATGCTTTATCTATGGATAATCAACAAGGAGGTGGTGCTCAGGGTAATCAAGGTGGTGCTCAGGGTAATCAAGGGGGTAATACTCCTGCATTAATCCAAGGGTCTCCGGATATAAAACCTAATGGTAAGTATAATACACCTAATATGCAGTATACACCGGGTGGTAACAACCAACCC